ACATCGTTTGAGAGTGTGCCGGATTACCTTTCACTCCCCGCCATGAATTGAATAGTAATCACTGGCCATGCTCTGTGTCAACCTTTTTCTTTGGCTTATCTTTCCAGCGTGCTTCCCGAGCGCGAGCTCAGCCAGCGCCGCTGCTTTGTCCACTATGGCATTAGGGCACTGGTGTGCCGCCACGTTAGGCTGTGAAAGCGGCGACTTATGATTGTATCCACGGTTTCTCATCTCAGCAGCAAGTGCGCTATGCCTAATGCCGATTGAGAGCGGCTCTAGGCAGTTTGACTCTGCCCACCCAGCTACACTCTTGCCCTTGGCAATCCAGGCCCCGGCCATATGAAGCTCCACGTGCTCTCCTAGTAAGTGCTTTCTACACATAAGGCTTGGGTTTACCATCCACATGCGCATTTGCTAACCCTCCTTTAGGCCTTCAACTTTGCGCCATAGCAAATATGCCCCTGATACGCCAGACACCTCTGTCCAAGACCCAAGCTGCTGCTTGGTAGCACACTTTAGTCTGATAGGCGAACCGGCCTCAGTGGCAGACCAGAAGTACCTGTAGCCAGTGCTGCTGGTTTCCTTCGGTCCCAAGGTCTTCAGCTCATCTTGAGCCTGCCTGTACAACTCACTGTATTTGCCGACTGCGGTGAGTTGATACAGCACGCCATCTATCTTGGACGTCCTTGCTGGCCTCTCGGTGGAGCCGTCCAACAGGCACCCGTGGTTCTTGCCGCCACAGCTGCACCTGCAAACCTTCTCACGGGCGTACCAGCATCCCTCGCCACAAGTATGGTTGGTGAGTATTGCCTCAACCATCATGTCTTCGATTCGCTTGCCGCTTGCGGTCGCCCGCGCCTCCAAGCGGTCTTCCAATGTTTCTGGCTCTATACGTGGCATAGTTAGCGGCCCCTTCAGTCCGCTAAAACAATCATACTATAGTTTCTGACTTTTATAGTAACTATTTTCTGTTTCAATAGGCGGCGCACTACTTCATACCGGAAACTAGGCGGCTTTTCTAGCACACTCAGGTCCCAGGCCCAGGCTGACGCTGGAAGGCACTGTCAGCTTCCTGCCACATTTTCCACACCGACCCTCGTGCCAAACTTCGAGTGTCTTGCCGAGCACATCACGCTCACATCGTGCAGCATCTACAAACCATACCAGCGCCTTGTAAGCCGGGGCTTGCCGGCCTACCTTGCCGCTGGCCGCTGTCCAGAAGTACCGCAGGGGGTCTTTACGAAGCACGCCCATGTAGGCGTAGTCCGCCTCGTTATCGGGACCTCGCAGCAGATTCAGAAAAAAGACTTCATCACCAACTGGGTTCAACTTGCGCTTACGGACTTTGTAGGTGAACCGCACGCCGGTCTTCTTGGACACGAGGGTGAAAGTAGCGTTGCCGGCGAAAATGAATTCTTGCACGGCTTGCCATGTTGGGAGGAGGCCTTGCATCGTGGCTACCGATGTGTCTTCTAGCCTAGGTGTGAAGAGGCTTACTTGAGCACTTGTCAACATGGCGGCTGCCCGGGAAATGCTCTTCTGCCGTTCAGTGCCTCGAGAAGTTCGCCGATCCACTTATTGCGGCCGCCTACGATGGTTCCGGCCTGAAGTGGTGGCACATGCGTGAATACACCAGCACCCTGGGAGTCACAAATATCGACTGTTCCATCGCTGTGCGTACCAAAGATCAGCCAGCGTGAGAGCTCAGCTGTTTCCTCGTCGATGTACTTCTCCTTAATTGGGAAGTTCGTACTGGTGAAGTTGATTGGAAGTCTCATCGCGCCCGCCCCTCTGTCTTAGCTACAGCAGCCAATGCCACACCCTCAAATATCATGGCGAGCCTCCTTCTCTTTGGCTCCGGTGTTCAAGTCATACTTCTTCTTACGCGTCGCACGTAGTTCTTCGTAAAGTTCGCCTCGCATTATCGCCAATACTCGTATAGATTGGCCGTAAGCACACGTACACTTACGTGGTTCGTAGTTATGTTGGAAGGCTGGGTTGCCGACTACTGAGCCGTGCATATCTGCCAGTGCTCCAATGGCCGCCGACAGAGCATTCATTCGCTTCTGCGCGTTCATACGCCCTCCTTCTCAACCGGCCCGCTTACTTCCACTTCCAGGCCGAAGTTATCGTCCATGATTTGCTGGATCACTCGGCGCAGACGATCGCTGTCTAGCGTCAGCTGCTTCAATGTCCTAACGGTCAGTGTGAATTGGAGGGTCATAGCGCCCTCCAGATTTCCATCAGAGTGTCTTTCACCTTCGTATCAGTAGCACGCCGTGCCTCGTACTTGATCTCATCCAGTACCAGGTCTGGGTCGCCGGTGAAGTTCTCCAGACGTTCAACGGCCTTCGTGAACTGCTTCGCGATAGACCACGCTGTCCTCTCATCTTTTATCATCTCAAAGCGCCCCTTCCGACGCTGCTTGAATTATAGCGCGTTCTTTCTCTTACCGCCCGCTCTTTCTTCACTATACTTCTTCATCGCTGCAAGGAACGCATTCTGCCCAGTCTCCTTGGCCCTGAGATTTCTCATTTTCGGCACATCCACAGTGTTGCGTACGATGAAGTGGTGCCGAATTACGTAGCCGGACTTGTTGCCTTGGCGGAGAACGCGGAGAAAGAATTGAAGATACGTGTCATAGTTGTCTGGTATGTCGAAGTACGCAACATTACGCGCGTTGAACTTCTGGAGATTAAGTCCATGCCCTGCCGACGCAGGATGAGCAAGCAGAACAGGTATCAGCCCCTTATTCCACCGGTCGATGTAGTCCGTTGCCTGGCCGCGTGTCGTCTCGCCGTTGATACACGGAACGTCGTAGCCCAGTATCTTGCAGATCGCCGCAACGTCGTGCTTGTAGCCGATGCCGACCAGTATAGGCTCTCCCTGTAGCTCCTGTATCAGGTCACGCAGCGCCTCGACCTTGGCCGTATGCACTACCTTTACTGGCCGCTTCTTAGTCCATCGCTCTTCTGGATCAGAGTCCAGATATACTGATCCATTAGCGATTTGGGCACACTTCGACCGGGCGCTGGCTGAGCTTACTAGCGGCTGTGTGAAGAGCGTGCTCAGAAGTGAGTTCTCAATCTTGTCATACTCAGCCCGCACCGCTGGAGGTAGGTCCACCATGTGGTTTTGTTCTATCTCCTTAGGGAGCTTCAAGTAATCACGAGCCTCAAGGCGCATCACTAAGGGAGCGACAAGCGCGTCAATCTTCTTGTCCGACCCAGGCAGCATCTCCCAAGATCTCATCTGCCACCCACACGGAAAAAAGAAACTGTTTCGGTAGTGCGTCAGGTACTCACCAAGGCGCACGCCTAGGTCTAGTATGAATATTTGCGCGTGCAGATCTAGGTATGACTTTGGGCGCGGCGAACCTGTAAGAATCACACGGCGCTTGAACGTACGAAGATACTTCCGCAGCGCCCTGAAGCGTACAGAAGTGCTTGATTTCCAGAAACTACTTTCATCTATTACAAGCATGTCCGCACCCAGCAAGTCCATGTTCTTCTTACTGGACGTCAGCCAGGCGATACCTTCTGGGTTTATGACGCAAATCTTATGATCCGGTGTGAGGGCGCGAAGGGTCTTCTCCTTGTCAGACCCGTGTAGAAGCGCTACGTTCATAGTCTTGAAATCTGACCATTCACAGATTTCAGTGGGCCAGACGTCGTAGCAAGCTCGTAGGGGTGCGATCACAAGCGCGCGCTTGATGAGCTTCTTCTGCAATAGCACCTTGATGGCGGCCAAAGAGATCGAGCTCTTACCTAAACCTGGGCTCAGTAGAAGTCCAGCCTGCCCATTCTCCAGAAGGAACTTCAACGCCCGCTGCTGGTATTCATGCGGCTTCCACGATTTTGAGTTAGACCGCCACTCAGCCATTTTCAAGGCAAGAGACTTCGGTACGAGGTCCTGTGTCATACGCCGCTCTCTCCCTCTCCGAATGGCACCCCGTCACGGACGTCTCGAAGCAATTTCGGCCCGAACTCTTTGTCCTCGCACACTACGTACTCCTCAACGTTCTTAGCCAGCACAGTTCTGTGCCACGCAGGCCCATACTTGTCAAGCCCCGATGCGCCGCGCTCCAGGTATACATCGCCATTCAGTGTATTCAGCCCGGCCACACGCCAACTCTCTGCATCGAACTTCACCTTCATCCCAACTTCAAGCATTTTCAATCCTTTCCTTCGCGATTCCGAAATACCTCTGGTCCAGCTCAATTCCGATAAACTTTCGGCCTGTATTCTTGCAGGCCACACCCGTCGTTCCGCTCCCCATGCAGTTATCAAGTACGATACCGCCTTTGTTCGTGTATGTCCTGATGAGCCACTCCATCAACCCGACGGGCTTCTGGGTGGGGTGCAGTTTGCTTCCGCAGTGAATGCTATACTTTAGTACCGACAACGGAAACCTCTTGCTCGTGTCCTTCGTATTCTGCGTAAAACCACGCCGGTCGCCGTCTGCGCCTACGATGCTGTTGGTGTGACCTCCTCCAGTTCGTGGAGACTTGTACGGCGTTCCCTCGGTCATCTGTGGGTTGTAGACTGGCTGCTTCTTGTAGAACACCACGATGTCCTCGTGGCTACGCATCGGTTGCTTGCCGGATAGAAGCGGGTTGCTGCCCTTACCTTTATCCCAGACCAGTGTGTAGCGAAAATCCTTCAGGTTGGACTGTATCAGCATAGTAGTGAACGGCTGCATCGCCATCAAGACCACCGGCCCTTTGCAGATTCGGTCATACTGCTGCCACAGCCGGTCCATACGAATGACCTCGTCCCAGAGTAGCGCTGTTTTGCCGTATGGCGGGTCACACAGCACTAAGTCGACGCTGCCAGCCTTCAACCTCGGCAGCCTAGTAAGGCAGTCGCCGCTAAGAAGCATCATTCCTTACTTTCTTTCTGAGCAGTAGCAATTCTTCAAGCATAGCAACTAGGTTTGATACGATCACGCGCCCCGTGCCAGACGTCTGCAGGAAGGCAATCATGTCCTTGATTTCTTCATCTTGGATGGTGCGGTCTTGCGCCATAGCTCCTGGAACTCCTCCCATGTATCACAGTGCGCCGTGCAGTAGCCAGCTTCTTTCAACGTGGTCAAGTACCAGGACTGTAGGGCCTTAGGCACCTCGCCTCTGGCTTTAAACTCAATGATCAACGGCGCGTAAGGTAGGAAGAATATGCGGTCGGGGATGCCGTCGACCTCCTTCAGTTTGGCAACGACGACACCTTTGAACCGAGCCCACTTCACACAGCGAGCTTCAAGATCTGACTCACGTCGTCCCATCGGCTTCCCTCCTCGCGGCTCGCACGTAGGCTCCATGCAGCCGTTGCAGGCCTGACAGCCAGGTTGCAAGGACGGCAGTATCCACTGGAACGGCGCGGGCCAGTAGGAACAAGTCTAACAAAAGTGACGCCGAGCTACGAGCGCTGAGCGGGGCGTAGTCTTTGCTCATACCGCCTCCCTCACAGCAAGGCTCGTGGTGCAGACCGTCTAGATCTACCGCGAATAGAGTCTTCTTGCATGCACCGCAGTACCAGCACACGAGCATATTACGCAGTTCACCACTGAGTGGAAAAAAATCTATGCTGACTCTAGTGGAGCGGCAGCCCGGCGGGTTCAGCCACCATAACTTTTGCAGCACTAGCCTCTCCATATCTCTCGCCCAAATCCATACGGCTTCACTCGCAATGAACTCCTGGTCCTCGCTCATGCCGGCAACTCCAGACCGACTGGTGAGGGCAAGGCACGCCCGGCGATTCCCTGCATGTCGCCAAACAAACCCGCCGTTCCAGTCAGCATGCGCTCTAGCTGCGTCGACCGCTTAGACCAGGCACGCTGCACAGCTTTCTGCTCAGCGACTAGATCTTCTTGCATGGTGGTAAAGGCCTCTACAAGCAACTCCACCCGATGACGGAACTGTGGGCCGGTGACATAGCTATACACCTCTTCAGCCTTCGATTGAGTGCCCTCCTGGGCCTGCTTCGTGGCGTGCACTCTCAGCAGAGTCTCACGCATGATGATCGCCAAGGGTAGGGCGAACCTCGGCTGAGTAACCCATACGGTCTCCACACAGTCAAACCCCTCTACGTCCTTGGGCATGGCTTGCGTGACTAGTAGGAGGACATCTGCCTTGGCCGCCCGTCCGTCCTCCCGCAACTTGGCGAGCCAACCTGCGCTGAACGATTTCGTTCTTTTGCTCTCCCACAATATCACGCCGCATACTGCGCCGCTGGGCGCAACGACCGTCTGCGTAATATCTGCTCCGGTCACGCCTTTTCCTACTTCTGCTATCGTATCGAACGGGAACTGGGCACGCAACTGGGTCTCAAGGTCGATCTCTTGCACTTCGCCCTGCAATTGCTGAGAACCTTGTTCCGCTTTTTGTTGCGCCTCGGCCAACTTCACCTGCATGGATGCGATTGTGCTTTCCAACTCCATGCGCTTCAGCCGGGCGGAGTCCTCAGCCTCCTTGTACGCCGCCCCTCGTGCAGTGCTAATCGCATCGGTCACACGTCGCTCTACAGTCAAGTCCAGCTCACGCTCACGGTCGGCTAGCCCGCGCTCCTTTCTCAGGGCTTCGGCCTGCGCTGTCTGGGCCTCAGCCAGCTTTGCGTTGAGCTGCTGCACCTCCGCTGCTACAGCCTCCTTCGCGGCGGTCTCAGCCTGCTCCTGGGCTGCCTGCGCGTAGGCCACCTTAGCGTTGAGTCGCCTCAGGTCGCCGTCCACAGAGGCCTTCGCCTCAGCCTCGGCCTGTTCCTTCGCCGCCTCTACGCGCTCCGCTATTTCCTTCTCAAGCGTGGCGGTTTTGGCCGCAGCGGCTGAGCGTGCGGCAGTAGCGGCCCGATTGGCATCGTCCACCCTGCCTTGCATCTCCGCCCTTGCTGCCTCCACCATGGGCGCGGCAAGGCTCTCAGTCAGTTTGATCTCAGTGTTGCACTTTGGGCACTTCACAGTGGGCTCGTTAGACATTCAGCACTCTCCATTCGTGTTCATCAGTTCCTGGGATAGGCGTATAAGACGGCGTCTGCAGGCGTGGTTACTTCGCGGCCGCACCAGCAGCATGGGTCGCCACCCGGCTCCCTTGCCTCACCAGTCTCTTCATAGACGCCAAAGTCACTATCACCTGTGTAGTGATAGCAATGGCCGTTCTCATTACCAGGGCACTTCATCACATCCTCGCTCATCGCTTCCTCTTTCGGTCAAATGCAGTTGCAAAGGCGGGCCTTCGCTTGTTGAGTTTTCTAGTCTGCAGCCAGCGCTTGACCAGCCACCGCTTCAGCATCCAGAATGTATCGAACGGTATCCACATCTCGGTCGGTGGTTGGGCGTACACCTCAGTGATCATCGCGTTTATATCCGACAGTATCTGCGCCGGAGTCTTATCTTCCCAGGTGCTCATTGCTGTTCGGGGCATGGTCCACCAGCCGATTTTCTGAATCGGCAATAACGACAATGATAACCAGTCTTAGCCGGATATTTCGTATCGGACATCATCTGCTTGATACGGCTGGCCCACTCACGCTTCAACGGATTCAGGTCCTTGAGTGTGAACGTCTCAGTCGCGCTTTGGGTCGTGTCGGTGTAAAGATGCTCAGCAATAACCTTCACGTCCTTAGCGCCGCCCGCGAGAAGCCCAAGCTCGACTAGCTGTAGCCCACCAAGGGCGTAGAGACTTCGTTGCTGCTTATGCTCGTCGTAGACTTTTCCGCTCTTCCAATCAGTGATGTGTATCAGCGGCGCAGGCTTCTCCGTCACAGCGCAGACATCGACCTTAATGCGAAGCCAGCAATTCTTCCAGTCGTCCCACCGCGTTGGCTGAAAGTCCTTGGTGAAAGCCCAATCCTGCTCTACCATCGCCTTCAGCTTTCGGTAGCCGGTAAGGCGCTCCTTCACCGCCTTCAGGTCAGGGTGGCTAGCTGTCGGCTTCAGACGGCCGGCAATGTAGTCCTCGGCGAACTTGTGGATGGCGTTTCCCTTGACAAAAGCAGGGTTCGGTGGCTCCACAATTCGAATACGTTTGATCTTGTCGAAGCACACGGCCATGGGACACTTCAGCCAAGAAGTGTAGACGGAATAGCTCCAAGAAGTAAGAGGCGCGAGCTTCTGCGGTACTGTGAATGTCGTTGTTGTCTTTCTGACTTCAGGGGCTGGAACTTTCTTAGGTGCCATTATGCCTTTCTTGTGGTGGTGCGGTTGGCGGCTCTAATTCGGTTACGTGCAAGTTCTACGTATTCGGCGCTTACATCTATTCCTATGAACTTACGTCCTTCTTCTACAGACACCTTTCCGGTTGTTCCACTCCCCATGAACGGGTCTAGAATCGTGTCACCTGCATTACTCCAAGTAGTTACTTGCGTGCGCGCAAGGTCTTCTGGAAACGCCGCTGGATGGCCTGACTTATCTAGCCCTACTGCATACGAAAATATATTAGAAGCTATCTTGTCTGGCACTGCACTGGAACTAGAATGAGCCGCTGTGAATACTCCATCTCCAGGTTTCTGGTGGAAGCGCCCTGGCCTAGAATTCGTGCGCTTTGGAATTCTAAGGGGATTGAACGTACGAGGCCTGCCCTTAGACAGTACGAACATATATTCAAACGCCTGCTCGTAACGATTATGTGTCAGCGGTACGTAATTCACCTTCTCGTAAATCATAGTGTCGTGTAGATTGAACCCTATGTCCATGAACCCTAGCGCCTGCCTGAAGCTAGACCCCGACTCACTCCCGTTGACGGTGGCGTCTCCAACTACCCATACAATTACCCCCCCTGGCTTTATTACACGATATAGCTCCACAGAAGTGTCACTGAAGCTCCAAGCGTAGCCGGTGTACTTTCGAAGGTTATCGTATGGCGGGCTCGTTATAACCAAGTCCACACTAGCCGCAGAAAGTGCCTTCATCTTCTTCACACAATCACCTTGCATAAGAGTCACGGTCTTGTCTAATCCTTCCATTTCTTCAATGACCCCCAGGTCTCGCCCGCTTCCCCTTCTGATAGCATAGGAATATCTGTTTCTATGCTAAGCATACATTCACGAAGTATCTTCTGCTCTTCCTTCATAGCTTTTGGCGGCGCGCTAAAGTCAATCTCATCGTACACAGTGACGATGAATCGACTATTCTTATTCGCTTCGTTATATCGAATCAACGTTTCCTTAGTGACGTCCGCTCCACTTCCTTGGCAGTAATAATTTAAGAGCCGGTAATCGAAAGTCATATTCCGGCCGAACCGCTCGCTGTACATTGGCGGCTCGCAATAATACAGTCTTTTTCCCCACGTGCAGATTGGCAAGCCTTCTCTGGACAAAGCCTTCATCTGGTCATCGAGTTCTTTGATGGAGGGCAGCGCCGTGTTGATCGCCTTCTGAATAATCTGTGCCACGGGCTTTTCATCTTCTTCTAGCTGCAACAACTGCATCAGCCCAGGCACACCCTGCCCATACAGTCTGCCAAACACCGCCGCCTTGGCGGTGTCACGATCAAAGCTGTCGCGCAGCCCAGCCGCTACCAGCTGCCGCTCCGCCTCAGCCCGCACCAACTCATGAATATCATAGTCAGGGTCAGCTAAGTAGCCCGCCATCACGGGTCCCTCTTCTGCATTGGAAAATAATCTAAGCTCTTGTCCGGAGAAGTCGCGCTTTCCCCATTGATGGCCTTTATCCGGCAAGCAGTAAGACCGCATGAGCGGCAGTGGTTCAACTTTCAACCAAGCCGGGTGAACGTAGCCCGCGCTGGCCGCCTTCTTCCAAGATTTTGGGACGTTGAGAAAATTCGGTCGGCTGCAAATTATTCTTCCACTGCGGGCACCGCTGGTGTCGTTGCCGCGCGGGCTTCGTACCTGCGACCAGTTGGGGAAGATCATTCCTTTGCCGGCCGTACCGAGATCTAGCCAAGGCTCCGCGAACATGTTAATACACGTAGACATCTGGCTTCTGTACTGTAGCGCCTGGAACACCTGCTTATTCTTGAACTTGTTGATGGTGAGCGTCTTCTTGCTTACGCTGAGGTGACCCTTCGCCGTGCGTTTGAAATCCTGTACAATTCCTTTGTCATACAGAGCCTGCCCTAGCTGCCGGTCGCTGTCGATATTCTCAATGCCAAGCCGCTTACGCAGCCAGACGTCTGTCTTCTCGACGCCCGCCTTCATCGCCGGTAGATCATCAGCCAGCTTGTCCATATCCAGCCGCATACCCACTCTTGCATTCTCAAGAAGGATTGGCATCAACCGGCGCTCTCTGTCGTAGCTTTCCCGCATACCAGCTTCGACGATGCGCGGGTACAGAAGGTTGAAGAGCTTGATCGTTCTAGTAAGATCGCCTTTCAGATACGGTGAGACAATCTTGAAGGGGCAGCGGCAGATGTAGGCTCCAGCGGTGCTAGGCTTACGCTTTGCTTCTGGAACATTCGCTATGATCCAGTCCTTCATCTTATCTTGCTCGTCGGGCTTTATACCGAACAGCCGCTCAGCCGTTTCCTTCAACGCCAACGACTTAGAATGTGGGTCATCAAGGAAAATTAAATAGAGGACATCATGAATTTTCTCCCATGAAGGCACCTTCAGATCAAAGTGGGCTTCGAACACATCGACGTCAAACGAGGCATTCTGGAAAAGAAGCGGGTACTTCGAATCATACGCGCGCCGCAGTTCGCCGTACGCCTCTTTCTTCGTGCAGTTATTATCTTTCGGATGCTGCCAAGACATCAGCTTGTACGTAGACTCGTCTGGCCATTTTATTCCAACACTAACAGGGACTGGCGGGTAGTTGGGCCGCGCCTCAATTCCTACGGTCTCCGCGTCGATGCAGATTACTTTTGGAGCCGCCATTTACAGCGCCCCCGTAATAGCAACCTGGCCCTGGTACTTACCACGGTATGGATCGGTCGGCCCCGTCAGCTTCGCAAAAATGACGTGAGCGAAGCGCTGGCCAACCGGAACGTGGCTCGACGCGCCGAACTTAGCGATCTCCAGCGTGATGGAGCCGTGAAAGCCAGCGTCGATCATCGTAGGCGGCAGTATGAAGCCCTTGCGCGCCCAGGTAGAGCGTAGCTGCACGAACGCGCACAGGTCGTTCGGCATTGTGATGATCTCACGCGTCCTTCCAAGCGTGAACCCACCTGCGGTTAACATCTCACTCTCGACTTCTGAAACCACCATGTCCACGCCGTTCTGCTGAAACTGGTCGGCGTCTAGTTCAGGCTCGAACTTCAGGCCGCCGTGAAGAATATACTGCTTTACTGCATCGCCAGATAAAATCAAAACACTCTCCGTTAGTTGGCGTACGTTTCGCACCCGGTACGCAAGCGGGCTCAAAGAAGCCCACTGCTGCGAACTTATTGGGGGCCGGTGAGGTATCATCTCAAGCGCATTGTCTAGAATCAGCGCTTGCCTTCCCATTCTCCGTTTGCTTTCCTTACCCCGAATCTTTTTAGCAGACGTTTCACACGCGGTCTGCCAGCGCGTCACCGATAAGGCGAGCAGCCACAGGCGCTCGCCCATCATGAACTTACCGCTTCGCTTTCTTGCCGGCGAACTTCGCGTTAGACCGTACGGCGGGCTTCGCTACACGCTCCTGGGGCGCGGCGAACGGCTTCTGCAGCACGTCCTGGATCTTCAAGAACCGCTTCTCCAGGGCTTGCAGAATGTCGTTGTCCTCGATCAGCTCGACCATCTTGAACTCCAGACGGATCTGCGTCTTAGGGTCGTCGTAACTTGCAACCTCCGTCACCACGGCCCACGGCGGACGTCCATACTCTTCCTCCAGCAGGTCGGTGTACTTCTTGTAGTGCGTCAGGTTGGTGGGGCTGATGCCGGCCGTAGCAAGCTCCGCTGTGCCGACACCGTCAGCGTCCTCAGCATCCTTGGCCGTCAACAGACCCAGACGAATGGTGTTGGCGCACGCCTTTCCGCGCCCTTTCTTAGCTGAGCCGAACACGTTCTTCTCACAGTCGACGCACGTCTCAGACTGCTTGTTTGCAGCCGACGCGCTTGGAGCCATCTCAGGGTCATCGCTGATGACCGAGAAGGCGTAGCAGTCAGGCGGTTGCCGGTCTGTAGGGTCGTAGTCCGCCTCGTACCACTTGTTAAGAGCGCAACTGCCAATGATGACGCACTCCAACTTGCCGCCCTTCACAGGCGTGTCACCGACGGTAATGCTACCGCGCCCAAACTTGACGCCGACGCCGCCCGTGCCGATGTTCTTGGTCTGCTCCTTGGTATCCTTGGCGTACTTCGCAAACTTTTCCGTCCAAGGTACTAGAGCCGTAGTCTTTGCCGCTTTCTTCGCTGGTGCCATTGTTCTTTCTCCTTGCTACTGGTTGTGGGGCGGCCCGTCTCCGCCCGTCTACGTCGCTTTCTGCGCTTAGTACACAGATGGTAAAATCTTCTCAGCTTCCTACAGCCTCGCTAGTGCGTACCTCCTGCGCCGGTCGCCTGGGTCGTGTATCGCGGCCATCTCATGCAGCAGGTGCAAGCGATTCTCGGACGTTGATGACTTCACCAGTTTGCAATCCGACGTAAGGGCTTCGCCCTCTGGCCAGCCGCACCAGGCCAGGTGGTCACCGCGCACATAGGCGACCGTCCATGTCTCTCCCGAAGGCCCGTGCATCACTACATCTCCAGTGTCCATCAGGTGAGCTCCTCCTGGGCTTGCTTGCGCCTTACCGCGTCGACGGCTTGCACTATCTTCAACACATCGGAATCACCCAGCGTGTAAGTGTACTGCGCAAACTGGTACAGAGCACGCTTCGCCGCCGCTACAGCTTCGGCATCTTTTGTCATCAGCCGATTTGGTCCTTCGGCTGCAGCCGATGTGTCCTTGACGCCGTGGACTAGCAGCGCCCTATTCACGTCATCGAAGTGAAGGCATTCCTTCAAGTTCGGACTTGGGTCGTTCGGGCTTGTTGGAGTAATGCGCCCGTTGCAGAAATCATTCCCAGCCGTTGCATCATAGAGAATCCCAACTACAGGGGCTCCGTACGAAGGAATGAGGATTACTTTGTCGCCGTTCTTTGCTTCACGTCCATTTTTATAGTGCATGAGTTTTCCTCTCTTTGGTAGGGCTTCAATAATGTGTCCGACGTAGGCTAGTCTGTCGATTTCATCTTGCGCTGTCCACGGCTTAGGCCAAAGATGGATGTGGCTTAGATCACTACAGCCCATAGCGCCTACTTCCCACTCAACTTTGTGACAGAAACCTTCTTTGCATGAAACTTAGAAACCCCGGGAACTTGTTTCTTAGCATCCCACCGTTCTTGCACAGCGGCGCGGTTGAGTGCTTTGTTGAGTAGGTCAAAGTGGCCGGTCTTCTTGATGTGGGCGTACAGCTTAGCCCACCCGTCGGCTGAGACCTCCACTACCGGGATCACGTTCTCCGTCACCTGCACGCGGCTCTTCAGCCCCTGCACGCCGCTGGACTCACCCACGGCCAGCGTCTGGATGAAGTGTTCCTCCGTGGCCTTGACCGACGGAAGCACGAGGTCATCGAACGGCGCGGTGAGCGTGTTCAGCATCTTCGTAAGCTGCTTCAGGTCATACAGCGAGTCCGCGATGGAGCCGATGGGCAACTTGTCATAGTCCAACTTCTCCAGCACTTTGTTCAGACGCTTTACGGCCGGAGCGAGCGCCTTGCTGGCTGCTGTGACCTCAGGTACGATGTCCAGTTTAAGCGTCGGCTGGGCCATGAGTGCCTCCCTTAGTGTAGCGTGTGCCGCACGTACCATCCGGGTAGAATGTAGTTTCTTTGTTGACTTGTCCACCCCGCTCCAGCGCCTGGCGGGCTTCATGCAGCGTCATCTTGGCGGCCTGCATCACCAGAGCCTGCTGCCGTGCATCGATCATCTCCATGGCCCGGCGCGCTGTCGTCCAGGTCTCACGCACATGCTTTCCGTTAGACAGTAACTCCCACCGCTTTGTCTGCGGATGCTCGAACAGCGTGAAGTGAATACCTTGCCAGTTAGTTATGTAATCTTGACCCTGATGTTTCCACTGCATGATCATTGTTTCGCCTCGTGTGATGTTCCTTCTTACTTAGGTCGAAGTTACTTGGATGTTACATTTAATTATAAGCCCTAAGCGCCCTAAGCGCCCTAAGCGCCGTCGGTGCTACTTCACCCTGAGTAGGCTGGGGTATTCTGCAAGCTCAACTTGCGACAAGCCTATGGCTACGCCCATGCAATAGGCATCAGAAGCGACCGCCTTATAGTCATTAACCTGTATGAGCAGCACACAGGATGCAAATGTCTGGGCTGGTGGCGCTGGTGGCGCTGGCTTAGATGCGCAGCCTATGCAAGCGAGCAGAAGGAAGCTCGTGGTTCTGGTCTTCACATATCCCCCTTGTCCCTGAACCCCAGAAAAATTGGAAGTCGAGGTGCGGCCATCGTACCAATCTTCTGGTACCTGAATTTCACGATCTTACCCGGCAGGTTCTTTCGCTTTGCCCACAGCTCTGCGCGTACTGCGTCTGTGAGTCCTACGCCGGTGCCGATGTTGAATGCCTCTGGGTGTCGCAGCCCTGAGGTCACATTGGCCATGAATAACTTCTTGTCCCGCTCGCTCAGTGGGAGGTACATGGAGGCCGGCATTACAGTAAACCCACCCAGCACGCCCTTCCCTACCTTGCCGGCTTTGTGGGACGATCTTTTGCTGCGTCCAAGTTCGTTCACCGTCTTCTCGTTGGTGTTCTCTTGTTGCTCATAGACAGATAGAACTACGGCCTCCGCATCGACAAATCGCTTGACTGCGACTAGGCCTCCTTCCTTCAGCGTAGACCGCCCTTGCTTGTAGAGGCCGTTAGGGTCACGCCGCATGATGCCCTCATACCCGGCGTCCAGGCAGATGGTTTCAAACTCTTGCACCTGCGCCAAATTCTTACACATCCGGTGACGCAGGACCTTGATGGTCTGTGCGAAGCACGCACTATCTACTATGACACCTGCGTCGAATAGCCGTTCCTTGAAAGGATCATGGTCGTCGTAGACGTCGAACACATTGAACACCGCGCCCTCGGCAGTCTTGTCGCGGGCCATGACGACTGAAGTGGTGCGGTTGAAGCAGTCCTCAGCTGTAGGCGACCCGACAATTATCTCGCCGTCCAGACCGTCCAGGTCCTCGCGGCCCCACAGCGCCTGCATGGCCTTGTTCGGTATGAGCTTGAGCGCCCGGCTGTAGAGCTTGCCGTTCTGCACGGTAGCACGAATACCATCCAGCTTTGGGCTGTACAGCGCTGGGTGCGGTAGCTTGGCTAGTACGGTGTCGACTTCCGCCGGGTCAGGCTTGGTGGCCAACATTGGTTTCCAGAGGTTAGTCATTCTTAACTCCGTGTAACTTGTTAGCGATACGACCAAGTAGCGACTTGCTGCGTAAGCGCTCCTGCAGAGTACGCCTATGACGCGGCTTCTTATCACTCCCACGTAGCTTTCGCACACTGAATAACTGCACTAGTTCATCCTGATAATTCTCGTACTCACTTCGTGTCATTCCATCCAAAGGCGATTCACCCATATCACTTCCCCTTCTTCGTCCTAGTACGAAACTTCCTCGGTGGAACCTGCTCCGCTGTCCACTTGAACCTGATGCCCTTGCGGTCACGCCGTTTATACCCGCGCAACACGGTCTGCTTATTTGCATCAGCAGCCTGCGTAATCAACTCCCACTCATCCTTCGGAACGCTCCAACGCCAGAGAGTGGCCATCAACTCGGATCCTCTTCTTTCGGGCGTAACGCTACTACGGCGGCCCCCGCCACAACCAACCAGAATACGATCTCGGTCATTTCCAGGCTCCAAAGAAACTTTCCAGAACCACACATAAGCCGAAGCCGACCAGGAAACCACTGAACCACATTAACAAGAGGGTCTTTCTCACAGATCCTCCAAACTCTCTACACGGAACCCAGCCGCTTGCTTGTGACCACCGCCGCCGTACCGCGCCGCCACCTCGCTTACGTCCGCCCCGCCCTCTCTTGACCGAAGGCTAAATACGAAGTCACCGTCGGCGTCCTGATAGTATGTAGCAGCAAACGGTACACCCTCAGCCATCAGGTTTGCTGCATCGCTGGCCAGCGTGTATGGAAGGTTGGCGCATGGAACCGGGTACGTCACGGTCTTGTAGAAGAGCCGGTCGTGCTTCAGCTTCCCGACCAACTCACGAATGTCCTTGTCCTGTTTACGAAGGATGGCCGCACCGCCATTGTAGATCGCGCTGTAACCGTCACCCTGCACCTCATCACACAGCCAGTTCCAAGTGTGGAAGTCATAGTCGTAACTGAAGAACGCGGCGTTCATCACTCTGGCGTCAGGGTAGGCAAACCGCCACAGGTCATGGTCCTCCACCAATCGAACCAGTAAGGGTGGTGGCATGTATGGGTGGAACCATTCCCACGCCAGCCGCGCGCCGGCCTTGTTCATGTCGAAGTAGATATAAACGTTAGCCTTGGCATCATGCATGGTGTCCAAACCTGCAAGTTCTGCTTCAGCAGACTTATGGTGATCCAGCACTACGATGCGCCGCGCCTCCAGTGCCAGCTTCTTCATAACGGCGCGCTTGTAGCTGAAGTCCAGCAGGTATACATCACGACCGGCGCAGTCTGGCGGGTCCTGGCCGTACACACCCGGCACGAACTCTGTGTCCGGGTACTTCAGCCACATCGCCCATGCTGCGGTGAATCCGTCTAAACATGGGCTGTGGAATATGCACAGCGGCCGCCCTCTTCCTTCGTCTACGTGCTCAGTTGCCATCTTCTTCGGGCCAGGGTAGTCTAAGTCGCTTGCTAAGTCTATCATTTCCATTCTCCTAGTAACGCTTTGCTGGGGCCTACCGCCACCCATCACCATCGACATCCGGTGGAAAGGGCACCGGGAAACGGTGCGAGACCGGCAGGCTGTGTAGGCCCCAGCAAAACGTACCTACGTTGGGCCCGGCAGGTTCGGGTGGCGAATGTCTCAGTGTACCTCGCCCGCACACACAGGAATTTTCTCGTAGGCTATTGACCACCGCATCTCTAGTCGTCACTAGTGCATAACGATACTTCTGTGTGCAGGCGATGTACACCGTACATCGTACTACGCCGACTTAGTGCACCGCCACAATGCGCATGTCCTTCACATCCACACAGGCGTGCCAACCGCGCGCTTTACGATCCGGCTTCCATGGCCCTTCGATCATGGTTCTGCCGGTGACCGCCGCCATTCCCAAGGTTGGGCTGTAGGCCACGACTGTCTGGCCTGCTGGATTGCTCTGCGTAGCTCTGTCTTGCTAGTGAAGTCGATCGATGCGTACATTCGTCAAGCTCCTTTTCAACTCACGAATCGTTAGTACAGCGCTTGTGGCCCTCGGAAGTCTCTCCGCATACTTTCCTGGCTGATGAACTAATTATAACGCCTTTGGCGTCCGCCTGCCTACTTCACGCCGCCACCTCCGAGCTAAAGTACTCCGGCACGTCGTGCTCTAAGTAAAATTCCACCAACGACGGAAGGTACGCATCTTCGTAGCACACGAGCTCTGATGAGCCCCGTAGTATGAAATCGGCCGTGACCATGTGCGCTTGATCAAATATTTTGCAGGTCCACATGGGTTCGCGCCAGACGGCGTCGGTGTGTCGCAGCAAGGCTGCATAATCATCGATGATTTCCGCGCTGTAGTACTCACGCGTGATCATGGACAGAATAACCACATCCAGCAGCGTCGCCGGGGGAAGACGCTCAATCTCTAGGGCGGTGCCGGCCATGAGCGCCGTGATCAGCTGGCTTCTTAGGAAGGGACTTCGCTGACACTTAAAGAAGGTCTCCCAATAAGGCGCGCGGTCTACGTGGGTTGGTACGACGGGGGCGGTTTCAGTTTTCTGTTTTCTCTTGGCCATGACGCCTCCTTTTTCTTGCGGCTGTGCTTTCCGTAGCCGCTGAGTTAATTATAACGCCTGCGGGTTTCTCAGCGTTTTGGCCAAGACTTCACAGCCATGAGCGCCGCTATGCCTGCAAATAGCCACCAACAAATCATCAGCATAACCTTCCCTCTCCCTTGCACTCTTCACATAGTCTGATCTTCCCTTTGAACATCCGAGTCCCTATGACGCCGGAGCCAGCGCACCTATCGCAGAGCCCGGCTAGCAGCTCCTGACGGTGCGCCCACTCTGAGCGCAGCAATGCTGTCTTGACTGCATTATAGGCCCCTGTGGCTGTAAACCACTCCGTAGCCGCTTTGCCACCATTACGGTCTGGGTGGTTGACTTCAGCTAGCTTATGGTAGGCCCGTCTGACGACCTCGTCAGGGTCAGTCGGTTTGCACGTCAGAATTGCGTAGGGCGTCAAAGGCCTGCTCCTTCATACACGGACAGGCGCTCTTCCCACCATCCAGCTGGGTTATGCACAGGAACTACCTTTATGATCATCCCAGCGCCATACGTTATCACAACTCCTCCTCACGCCAGTACACGGCGCACAATCGACAGCTCCGACATTATCGCGGCTACAGTCTTGTAAGGTTCCGGCACTTCCACATCCCATATTGAGACGAGCGCGCCGTCCACGATTGCCACGACACCGCCAACCGTCCGCACGAAGCTCTTGCAGCACTGGCAGTCATGCTCACGCCGCGTGCGGAAGATCTCATTGGTGCCTTCCGGCCATGCAGCCTGGTAAGCGCCCCACAAGATGTCCTTTGTTCGCGCACCGCCTGCTTCGCCTGTTTCGAACGGCTCTGTAGTAAGTCGCACACGGCACAGCGTTTGGTCACTCATGGCCTTGAACTGCGCAGCTACGGCGCTCGAGAACTTGGTGAAGTCCAAGTTCGTGTGCACGACCTTCTTCTCAATAGTTTTCATTCTCGCATCTCCTTGTAAATGCTTACTGCTTCACTTCCTTCACTTCCTTCACTTCCTTCGCTTCCTTCACTTCCTTCACTTCCTTCGCTTCCTTCACTTCCTTCGCTTCCTTCGCTTCCTTGGCTTGCCTAATTATAACGCCCGCAAGATCCCGCTGTGTTGGACAAATTCAAATCCAATCATCGAACGCACCCGCGTGTAGTAGCCGCTTCCGTTCCTTTAAGAACCTAGGCCCGTGCTTTGTGTGGTCTTCCCACCCACGAAGGTTTCCTTTTACGTGAATCATTTCGTGCATAAGAGTGATGCACGTAGCGAACTCCGGCATACCCTCCTGCACTTCGATTAACTGCGAACCGTCCTCGTATAGAGTCCACAGCCCCGCCGTCTTCAGTTTAGCAAAGCGCACCTCGACGCCATCCGGCAGCGCCCAGTCGAACCAGTTCCAGTTGAATACGTCATACCTACGACGAAGCCCCTTGTTCTTCATCGCTGTCTCCTTTGCTCGGCCCACAAAGCCACGCCGATGTTTGGCGGCTGCCGCGCCCTGGGCCCAGGATAGACCGGCTCCTCATAGTTCTTAGGGCGTGTAGGTACTTTACCGACTGCGTCAGCCCGTGCCTCGGCTTCGTGTGGGGTGCAGTAGCCCCGCTTGCCAACCTTGCGTGTAGCGGGCTTGCCACAGATACAACATGTCTTAGGTTCTTCCACCATCACTTCGACGACCTTCCCATGATAAAGCCCATTAGCAGGCCGGTGAAGAATGCGGCACAAACTGTGATCGTGATCTGGTCTGGGGTCATCCCGCCTCCCGGCTGTCCGTAGTTCACATCGGCTCCACATTGTGTGGCGGCCGAACCCCAGTGGCTTCCCACATACCAAGTGAGACCAACTGAACCGTCACCCTGGCCCAGACCAGCCGCTGCTGTGCGTCGAGCTTCTCCCAAGCGAACTCTGCCCAACCCTGGCGCATCCGTTCTTGGCGGTACAGGTCGTAGATGAACTTACCTTGCTGGTCGGTGGGTTGTGGCGTGGGCTTCGTGGTAAATGGTAGGATCCTTATCATAGTGTCTCCTTGCGCTCCAGTAACCACAATTTCCCGCGTGAGGTCAGTGTGAACGACCCACGGCAGGTGCAAGCCGCGCACCCATCGATCAATTTGCGCTTCTTTAGTGACACCAACTTAGCATTCACAATCTTCCATGGGATCGGCTTGAACGCATCCACAATATCCCAGCGTGATGCCGTGGCATATGGGTGCTTCTGGGCCGTAATCAGCAAATTGATTACACGCAGTACGGCGGTCGTGTCGATGTGCTTCGCTTGGAACGCCTTCTTCTTGGTTGGCGCGCTTTTCGTCAGGGCCTCCATCACGCGCCCTCCTCTATGTCAACCATCGATACATCTATCACATTGTGACTGGGCAGCCCAGTCACTGAGTACACAGTGAACATCCGGCGTGAACCGCACAAGCACGTCGCCATGCCAGACCACGACTTCCCCTGCAGCTCGACAATCCGGCCTGCAATCGCCTTCTCCATGGCGAAGCTCACCTCACAACACTGCGTCCACTCCGGCAGGTCCTCAATAGCTTTCACGCGGGCTCTCACAGCGCCTTCATTCCATGCAGCTTCGCTCGTGCCACTTCGACTAGTTTCTCATGCTCTACGATGTAAGGGTGGAAGGCTGCGTACGCGCCACCGATGATGGGCGGCGCGCCATGCAGGACACACATCCAGAAAACCCGATCTGCAGGGAAGTTTGGCTCAGTGAGGTAGAAAAGACCCTTCTTGATCCACGCCGTCCTGCTGTAGACACCAGTCTCATCCGCAAAACGCAGTTCAATGTTCTCTCCACAGCTTATCATCTCGAATGTCACACTTCCTCCTTCGTAGTGCTGACCGGCTTCCCTCGCTTTGGTCGGTAGACCAGGTCAACCGGCTTACAATTCCGTATCATACTCGCATTTCCGCCGCCCCGCGCCTCCACGGACGGAGCGAACCGCATAGACTGCTGTGCATCCCGCGCCTCCCTATAGCTAGCTTGTGGCACTTGATACACCATCACATCGCCTCCTTGAACGCCGAAGTAAAGTCGATCTTGCCGAGCATCTCAGCCTGCACAACTTCGTCTGTCAGTTCATTGTACAAACCAGCGCCGCACCACATCATCTTCTTCATACGACCTCCACATCCATATAGCGCCGCAGTACGACACGCACGCTGGGACCAACGCTCCTTTGCGTCTACGATGAACGCGATGGTTCTGTAGAGGGTCGTGCAGCCTCCCCTAGATGTTTGAGGAAAATTCGCTCATTCGCAGACGCCGCCGCAGACGCCGCCGCAGACCTCGCCGCAGACCTCGCCGCAGACCTCGCCGCAGACGCCGCAGACGCCGCAGACGCCGCCGCAGACCACGCAGACGCCGCAGACCACGCAGACCACGCAGACCACGCCGCAGACTCCGCAGACTCCGCAGACCACGCAGACCACGCAGACGCCGCAGACTCCGCCGCAGACCACGCAGACGCCGCAGACGCCGCCGCCGTTTCTACTTCCCTGAGGGTTGCGTTGCCGTCCAGGTAGTCTGCTGCTACCCGGAGCGCCGCGCGCGGGCGCTTGTCGTCAGGGTACTCGCGTTCGAAGTTTGGGAGCGAGGTCATGGCGAAGTCAATAGCCATCCGCGCGGCGATCTTCCGAGCATCTACGGTTGTTGCACGTAGAGCCCAAAGTGCGTGATCAAGTCCGTTGACGGTAAGGATGTGAGAGAGCGGGATGAGCGTGTCCTCTGACTGAGTGGACGGGAGGGACGCGGTGAGCGTCTTGAGGCCGCCAGAGCAGGCGGATTGATTACGGAGTAGAGCGAGGGTGGTATAAAGCACGGTGAGTCTCCTTTGATGTAGTAGTTGGTGAAGCGAACGTGGTCTGACTGCTTTGCAGGTCCTTACTGGGCCTCGCCCTTGCCGTCATCTGCGCCGCCTGTCTGTGGTGGCGGAACAAACTGCGCCTCACCGTAACCACACCGAGATGCAAAGAATGGTAGCAACCCTTGCACACCCCATAGATCGCGAAGGATCCACTTGAACTCAGAGTAGCCTTGGCTGTACCAAATGAACCGCCGGTCTTGGTACCGGGCACGCTCCTTATCACAATACTCCATGGCGTGTACTACCTTCACAAATGCATCGGTGACGTCCACACTTCCTCCTTGACTTACTCAAACAGCCCTTCAACTTTGCCGTGGCGCACGATCTTAGACACCGCGCCCCAGGTCTCCTTGGATGGCGGAGCAGCTGCGTTCCTTAGCTCACGTTCCTGGTGCGCTTGCACTTCATACAGCGCCTGGCTGCCCGGCCCACTAGGCTGGATGGCGCGAATAGCGTGGCCAGCTTCGTCTCACCGCAGCAGGAACATGTGACTAGCTCAAAGCCGTCTTCATCTACCACACCAGCAACGCTTCCATCTTCAAGCGTTCTTCCTTGCCGTGGATGAGCTCAATTGTTTCTAGTGACTCTTTCCAACGCCCAGGGTCCTCGTCAGCACGGTCCACTTTCTTCGCACCCTGCTCAAAGCCCATCTCATGCTGACAGTACTTCACAGCCTCTTCACGGCTAAGATCATAATTCGTGAAATTATCAGCAGGATCTGCGAACCGCGCGTACTTACCATTAGGCTGCTTTACTATTCTCCAGGCCATTTATAGGCTCCTTCCTTCTCACCACACAAAGAACGTCACTGGTCCGAGCATGACGAGCAATGCTAGCAGGAGGCTCTCCTCCGCCCAAGAAGCCTCGTCCTGCCAACGGCCCGTGCAGTCCTCCCTGTATCGCACGCCGAAGCGGTACACAACCCAGGCGATAAAGCCGATTCCTAACCAACAAAACAATACGTCAGATAGCATCTCAGACCTCTTTCTTGGTGCGTGACCTAATTATAACGCTGGGTGGCTCGCCGTCCTGCCGGGCTACGATGTCCACAGCTGCAAGGCGAAGTTCTTTCTCTGTCCATGTCTTCATAGCTTCTCCTTTCCTAGCACGAGGTCCGGCTGAATGGGCGGGGCGCTCAAGTGCACTTCCACAGTCACGTAGTCCGACACCCGGATGTAACCAAATATCCGAAGTAACCAAAACGGGATCTTCATTCTGTATCTCCTTACCAGTGTGATTTAATTATAGGCCCTCTGGCCCACAGTCCATCGTTCGGCGGCACACACACACACACACACACACACACACACACACACACCTAGACCACCGTAGCGCCCGCTGCCCAGTCTCTGAACTCCATGATGACAATCTGCCGCGAGCCGTAGCCCAGCACGTGGCTGACAACGCGGTAGCCTGCGGCGTGGGCGGCGCATAGCACGTCCTCCAACGACTGCGCCTCCAGCTCACTGGTGTCCACTACGACGTACGGCTTCTTATCGTTCATCTCGCCTCCAGGCCTAGTACCTTACGACTCTAGTTTCAGAGCTTCCTTGATCAGCAGCAAGCCAGACGGTTTCCTCAAAGAAACGGCCCTGCGCAACCCGCTCTTGTTGAATATCCACCGCTCACCTTTGAAGTCGTCAACTGTCACTTCGCCGGCCAACACAGACCGCACAACGCCGAATATCGCTTGCTGGCCCAGTATTACCTGCACAGCTACCCAATCACCTTCTTGAAACGGATACTACTTCATCTAATCCTCCTTGTATGATTTCTGTAAATTTTCTAGCTAGCCGACCCGCATCGTTCTGAGAACCCGAGGGCCCTCACACCACTCGCACCTTCGCATCCTTCGCCGCGTACTTCTCAGTGCGCCCGACTTTCTCAGAAGGAGCCAAGAACGGCTTCGGGCGCTCTGCCGTGTACGCCCGCCCAGCTTCCGCCGCGCCCATCTTCCTGTAACGGTCAACGTTCCTCAGCGCCCACAAGCGTGTTCTAGACCCGTACACCACGGCTCCATTCTGTCCGTTTGCAATCTTGAATACGCCTGCGTTAGCCAGCGCCGCAGCCACGCCCTTATGGCCTACGCGATTATGGCGATTTGGCTCGGCTAACTCAAGGGCCTTCAGTAGATCCTCCGTTCGAAATAGGTCGTACTTCAAATGATCAGACTTCAGAAATGAAGATGGGTCTCTAACAAGCTCAAACGCCCACTCTTCGATCTCACTTCGTCCAGCGACAGCCATCTCCTGCTTTGCCAGGGTTACGGGCGCGGGCGCTGTAGGCTCAAACGCTGGCACGTGTACAACGTAGCCTCCGCCTTCGCTCTTCACAGCGCCAACGGTGCCCTCAGGTACTGCAACTTCTTGGGCTCCCAGGTCTACCTCGTGTTTGAAGTAATGAAACATACGCGCCGCGCCGCCTTCCTCGCGCCACCACCTTCTAATGGCTACGTACTCTGGCGGGCTCATTGTTTGCTTTTCCACGTTGTGAATGAAATAACGGCGCGCGTCGTTTTCAATGTAGATTGCATTCTCACTGTTAGATGTGAAGTAAAAATTAATGCAGTCCCTAACAGTGTACGTCTTACGGTTCTTGATGTCAATTCTAATCGTTCGGCGTGTGATCATCTCCTTCAGCTTCGTGGCAATTCCACGCTTATCGCCGACGCTTATCTCATCCCCAAGTATGAACTGCTTATTCTCAGCCCATTCCGTAAATGTGCCCATCAACTGGTCGTGGTTTACAAGGCCGTAGTTACGGCCGTAGACATCTTCCATCAACTCGGCTATGAGCGATTTACCAATTCCCTGCCCCCGCCCCCACACCAGCATAGCGGTGTACAGCTTTGTGCCGGGCTTCTGTATTGGGTATGCAAACCACTGGCGCACCCACAGTTGGTGGACCTCTGATAGATCACCGAACACCTGCTTGAAGAGTCTTTCCCACGGGGCCGTGGACATGATGCGCTTAGCGCCCGAAATAGGGTCAACGAAAGTCTTCATCGGAGTGAGGGGCCAGCGCTGCGCGTGCCAGGTGTTGTAGGCACCTTCCTCAGTAATCATATTGGCGCTGGTTGGATCATACGCAAGCTTCGTTACGTCGTTACGAAGGCTAAAACTCAGCCATTCTTTTGCAGCAAACTTCGTGGTCATTTTTCCGTTAGCTTCTAACGTTTCGTTGTACGTACGATTCTTATAGCGTGCTTCGGAGAATGCAGTTGGACTGTACACATTTCCGGTGGCTAACTCGATCACCTCGGCCGTACTCTGAATAAACGCCACTTCATTATTAAGGCGGTAAAGTTCCCTTCCAGGCCCTATCTCAGCGGTGTTCATGAGTAGTTCGCCGAACTTATCCACGCCTGTAGAGAAATCCATCGCTTCGGGCTTCGACCCACGCTTCTCAGGCTTCGCGAAGGAGTAGACAAAGTCGTCCACACCTTGCTTACTTCCGTCTTCAGCGGGCGGAAGCTGTATCCATCGAACTAAGGCTCCCCGCTTGCCGAGAACATACGCCAGCCTAGACGCCGCCATTCTAACCATGGGGTTTGTCTTGCTATCACTATCAAAGCTCAGCCCCACGTCACGTGGAGACCACTCGAAGGCGTCTAAAATTGGTAGTAGGTCCTGACCTTCGCGAGCGGAGCGCCAGTTGTACACGCCGCCCAGACCGATTGTAGCGCCCAGACCGAGCTTACAGGCGCACGCCGCTTTCAGCTCACCCTCCGTAATAATCACAGGTATCTTCGGGTCCTTGGCTATCTGGGCCCATGTTTTATCCAGTAACGGTGGAAGGTACACGCCGCACTGCGTCCCTCCTGGCTGGGTGTAACGGCGGGGTTTCTTTTCAGGCTCAGTAACGGCGGCCCATCCTTTGGGGTCTTGTAGTATACGAAAGCGAAAGATTTTGTCGTCCACCTTACCATCCAGCTTGAAGTAAGGTATTCTGAATCCTGCGAGCCCAGCCGGATATATCTCTAGTTCATGCCCCTCTTCATACGGTTCGAACTGTAAGGTCTTAACGTCCTGCACGGTCAGACAACTTGTGGCTGCCTTGGCCAGCATCTTTTCGCGTACGTCCTTTAACGTCAAAGCTCACAGACCTTTCCTTTATGTTGGTACCACGTTCTTCGCTCTTGCTGCCTAGCTTCGACGGTGCGCCCGCCAGAGTGCTTAGTGCTATAGTCAGCAACGCGTCTACTATCCGACTGGAGTTAACAGTCATAGGGCGGTTTCGCTGGCCTTTTCCCCGACGGCGCTTATTTGCCGCCTGGCGGCGCTTTAGCTCAAGTATGATAGCCGCTTGATTCGGCTCACGCTGTGAAAGACGAAACAGCGTAGCCCGGTCCAGGAGTCTTTCATTGTCTTTGAAGTTCCACGCCCCGGCGGGTTTCTTAGGCTGGGGCCGAAACATACTGTACAGATATTCATAATCCGAAGGTGCGAGGTTTCCGTCGTCTAGCTGCATAGGCTCTTCGCTCTTCGGCTGCTCAGGATAGATTAGTTTCAGTATGAGTTGCATGTCCGGGTCTTGTAGGGGGGTGACTAACAGCCTATCTACTGCCACTGAGTTCTCCGGGCTAAGGGTGAACGCCCGCATTAATCGTGCCAAGTTAACCTCCTTGTGTGTAACTAGTTTATATGATTTTAGTTAATCGCGTTCCACTGGAGCTAAGGCGAAAGGTTTAGAGAGGCTTGGAGCCCAGGGCGTGCAGCTTCGCTCTCGGGTCTCTAGAGGTGATTTTAGGCCGCGCGCTCGATTCATGAATCGAGCGCGTTTTGACTAAGTGGCTGAGAACGTTGGGGTTAAGCTCCCTCGATAAAGTCGCTCGATTCACCTGTCCGACCCTATATATATATAATCTATACACCATATATAGTATATACATGTAATACATTATATTTATAAACAGTTTAAGTTAAAAAGAATTGAGGGATGAGTAGTTTACTCAGGCCGGTGTTGAAGAGATGATCCCTCAATCATGATCGAGGGACCCATTGAGGGATCGAGGGGTTTCATGGTAAGTGGCTGATTTTAGGGTGGTTAGTATCCTTCGATTCTTTATTTTGATTTCGCAGGTAACCTCTGGGCCGTTCGGGGCTATACTGAAGTCACTGAGTCAAAGTGAGAGTGGTGTGGCCCGTGGTTACGCTCTGATCGGCGGACACGGATAACTTCCCGGCGCGGGAAAACGTCGATCAGGCACGAGGGATACTTGTCCAGAGAAATATGCGTGTTGAGCTTGGAAGAAACTGGGCGGCTAGAGAATTACGGGGTCTGGCCGGTGTGTCGGAATCATAGACATGTTCCAAAGCGCGACGCCGTGAAAGCGGTGGAAGCGGAGGAGTTCAGATTCGTGGGAGGTCCGGACACGGCGGTTGCATTTGTTTCCGCCATCGTTCCTGTGAATACTTCCGGTATGTGGGTGCCGGTCCAATGCCACGACTATGACGGTCGAAAGATTCAGGGTTTCAGGACGTGGGGAATTGCGCCGACGGGCTGAGGTCGTTGGGAGTGTGGGCTGACGTCGTTGGGAGTGTGGGCTGGGCTGAGGTCGTTGGGAGTGTGGCAGCGGGCTGATGAGGCCGCAAAGGTTTATAATTAAAGCAGCGGCCCGTGGTCGGCTGTGTATGAGAAGAGGCCCAGATCATCGGGCCTTGCTTCCTTTGTATCTGAGGTATCCAAGATGCTTCGAAAGTTTATTGAGTACACACTGGCCGCTTGCATCTGTATCATCATCTACTACGTCACGGCCTGGGTGCTGTGGTTTTCGTGGCTGGTGTGGGGTTTGAAGCGGTGATTAGCGCAGTCTGGTAGCGCATCTGGTTTGGGACCAGAGGGTCGGGAGTTCAAATCTCTCATCACCGACCAAGTTTACGTGAGTGACGCACGTGCATCCCGCTAGTTCAAGAACTAGCAACACATGAAAGATGCGAATCAGTCACAGCAGGGCCTCCAGCGATAGTGTGGAGGCCCTTACCTATCTGTAGCACAGGAGAATTCACCGCATGGCACCCAAGAAGAAGCAGTCGGCCACCGCGCCCGCTGTTTCGGTGCCGGTGAAGCGATCCACAAAGAGTAAGAAGGCCGTGCCGGTTGCTGAGGTGAAGAACCCGCGCAGGCCTGGAAGCAAGAAGGCCGGGCTGCCAACTAAGGCGGAGCGGTCGGTGGCGAATAAAGCCGCATACCACTCAGCCCGCGCCATAGTAGTTAAGCTGGAGCACGAGGTTCAAGCCACTGTAGCCGCAGAGCGTAAGATTGGGCGGCCACCTGGTCCAGAGTTTCCGTGGACTGCTGAACTCGGTGAAAGCCTGTTCGTACTACTAGCCACAGGGTCTTCCATGCGTGATATTTCCAACATCGAAGGAAATCCAAGCCTGTACCAACTACTGAAATGGGTCTACGATAAGGACCATCCCTTCAGCAAAATTCGCGAGCGCGCGAAGGAAATGCTCGTACCGCTATTCGAGGACGACGCAAGGGCCTTAACTCAGGTGCCTACGAGCTATTCCATTGTGACGCACAAGCAAGTATTAACGCGGGACGGAGACGTTGAAGACCTCGTCGAGCAGCGCACTGTAGACAACGTTGAGCGCGCTAAGCTAGCGTTCCAGGGTCTGCAGTGGACGCTAGCCCACCTGATGCCGAAGAAGCACGGACGGAGCCCTGACACCGGCGCACAAGGCCCTAACGAGCAACTAGAGGGTCTCTTCGCCGCGCTGAAGCAAGGGCCTGCCAAGTGAGCGACACCGAACTTCTCATCAAGCCGTTCGGCCGTAAGAGTCAAGACTTCATCATGCGTGACCCGGTCGAGGATAAGCGCTACACCATCCTGATCGGCACTGTCCGCTCGTCGAAGACCTTTACGCTGAACGCAAAGCAGATCGTTCAGTTGTGCCGCTATAAGATCCCACCCAACGCTAAGCGGCTGATGACCGGGGCCACGAAGCAAACGCTCTACCGCAACGTGCTCATTGACCTATTCACGATAGTAGGCAAGGATAACTACTCCTACAACTCCTCCACCGGCGAACTTTGGTTATTCGGAACTCAGTGGTTCTGCATGGGCGCGAAGGACGAAGCGTCTTACCGCCAGATTCTGGGTATGACGGTCGGCGTAGTCATAGGTGACGAAGTTGTTGAGTACCCCAAGAGCTTCCTGGCGCAGCTCTTTTTGCGTATGTCCCCAGCCGGGGCGCGCGCCTACTTCAGTACCAACACCGGCAACCCGTACTGCTATCTGAAGGCTGAAGTAATCGACGCACCCGCCTTTGCTGATAACCTGCAAGTCATCAACTTCAGCCTTGATGACAACCCTAATATAGATGAGGTCTCAAAGCGGGCCATCATCGCCTCGCAGACCGGCGTATTCTATAGACGCTACATTCTAGCAGAATGGTGCGTGGCGGAGGGGAGCGTATACCGTGATAGCTTCTCAGAGCTTGCGAACCTGTTCGATGGGGTAGTTACGGTCGACGGTAAGCAGGTACAGCTTCAGGATGAGCCTATAGGCCTGCGCAACGCGGGTGGCTACGTTGATCACTGGTTCAGCGTCGACCCAGGAGTAGATCACGTACAATCGCATCTTGAGTACTATGATGACGGCGACGTTATATGGTGCGTCTCAGAACAGCGGTGGGACAGCCGAAAAGAAATGCGAATGAAAACTGATGGCCAGTACGTGGACGACCTTATCGCGTTCGGCGCTGAGAAACATCAGATCATAGTACCGCCCGAAGCCGCATCATTCAAGCAGGAGCTTATACAGCGAGGGCTGTGGGTCACGGACGCGAATAATAGTGTGAAAGAGGGCATTCACACAGTCGCCACCCTGTTTGCACGCCGAAAGCTGCGCATCAGCAAGCGTGGCTGCCCAGAGCTTGCAAAGCGCATTCCTAATTATGCGTGGGACGACGATGCCGCAAAAAGAGGAATCGAACAGCCCAGGAAAACGGAAGATGACGACTGCGATTCTCTTAGATACGGGGTCCATGGAAAGATACCTCAGTGGAGGGTGTCCGTTGGCTAACCTCCATGTGTCTAAGAAGAAAGTCTTGGCCCGCTTCGGCGGCAAGTGCGCATACTGCGAAGTCCCATTGACTCTAAGAACAATGCAACGTGACCACGTGCTTCCGATCGTCAGATGGAAGAATGTGCGCTACTCGTTCTCAGGCCGTCACGGGTGCTCCCACCCCGAGAATCACAATCTCGAGAACATTGTCGCGGCCTGTAAGAAGTGCAACTTGGACAAAGGTTCGATGGACCTAGCCACGTGGCGCAACAGTCTCAAATGGCCAAAGCCTGTGATTTTCTACTTCGAGAAAGTGGCGACAAAGTGACAAAGGACGACGCCAAGCTGGCCCACCAGGCCACGATCAGAGAGCTAGTCGTGTTCGCAATGGCCGGCATAGAGCTGACTGTCGGCGTCACGTTTAAAGAACGTCAGGCCCGCATTGAGTGCGAAAAGCACGGCGTATGCAGGTGCAAAGATACCATAAAGAAAAAGCTGTAGCTTCTTGCAAGGAGGCTTGTGAAATGAAGTACGTAGGAAAGGTGTTGTACGGAGCTTTCATCGTCGTGTCCTGGGTCACCTTCAAGGCGGAGTGGCGCACCATTCAACTGCAGTACTTGTACGCAAAGGCGACCGCGTGAACGCTGCAGAGCAAGAGGCCCCCATCGAGGCCCCCATCGAGGGGCCGAAGCCAATCAGCGTGTCTATATCGGCGAATGACATTCGCATGTTGTTCGCCTGCGGCACAAACCCGGACGCCTACACCCAACTGCTGCTCGCCGCACTAAAAGATGCAGGCGGCCCAGTTGAGGGGATTCTGCACTTACGCCTGGCGCATGGCAAGCTCTGCAAGCTGAAGGACAAAGCCCTTGAGCCGCAGGATGCCTTCACATACGTCTGGCTTCCAGAGGCATACGTTGCAGCGATTGCACAAGGCGGCAACGCGTGAAGCACCTGCTTCTAAGCCTCTGGCGATGGTGGACAGGATGGACGGCATGAACGGCCTGAAGCACGAAGTCTTGCAGTGCGCCAAGGATAAGATTGACGCGGCAAAAGCTGCGAAGCAGCACGGTCAATATGACGAAGCCATTCGGCTGTCAAGAGAAGCAAGCGATCTAGCTGACCTTGTTCAAGGCTGGTAACACATGGATCAGTTGATAGAAGAGGCGTCAAATTGTTAAGCAGCATTGCAGCACGGCCACTCGTGCCCATCACTTCAGTACGCGCCGAGACGCCAAGCTGGGCCACCCCAGAAGTCTTCCACCAGCAACTACTGGCGTATGAGGACTACGAAGTGTCGGCCAGGGTCGTGCCCGGTACCATCGTCGCGCCGACGGCTCGAATGACCGACCGCCCAGCCAGTGAAGAGGGGCGTATAATGGTGTCATGTGCTGAGGCCGTGGAACTAAGCAAGCAGGTCGGTGTGCGTATCCACTGGCGTCCCAACGGTTCGAAGGATAAGGCCGAAGTACTGGCGTAACAAGTTTCTCCGACCCTGTCATCTGTGATGGGTGGCAGGGTATTTTAGGATGGAGTGTGAGATGGCTGAAACGTACACAGATAAAAATGGCACCGTGCTCTTAGGAAGCGGCCCGGTGGAGTTGTCAACTGGATGCTACCGGAGCTTGACGTAGCCGAGGTGCTGTGAGCTCCTTAAGTTAGTGGAGGCCTCCTTAGCTTATAATTAAGGCTAGGGCACCTCACCCTAACGAAGGAGCCATGTTCATGTGTTTAGAACTGGCACGCGAACTACGAGAGCTGCTACGCTGGCTCTTGTGTCACAGAAATCATCACGACAACGTTACAGGCGGATTCATCTCGCAAGGAGATACACCCATGGTTACAATCACTCCCGGCAACACCCCGAAGTTCCAAGTCACCCCGGCGTTCAGCGGCGCGGCGTTCACGCTCGAAGCAGCGCAGGCCTCAATCACGTCCTCGGACCCGGTCAACTTCCCAGTTGAGCTGGACCCGACCGACACGACCGGTACCACGTTCGAAGCGGCAATCCCCGCAACGGCGGTGATTCCTACCGGCGGAGAGGCCATCACTATCACTTGGACGTACACTAACCTTGACGGCACCAATGCCGACGTTACCGGCACCGTGACGGAGCTCGGGATCGTGGACGACGTTACCGGTGGTACGTTTGCGCAAGTAGTTTGATTGGCTTGGTCACTTAGAAGATAAAAGTTTCTCCGACCCCTCGGCTGTCACGCACAGCGGCCGAGGGCTTTTTACGTGTGGAGGGTGAAGTGGCGAAGATGACGATATTGAAGGACGGCCCTGGAACTACGGCAGACCGCAAGGCAAGGCTCCACGACGCGGTGGACGCGGTGATGGACTCGAAGAGGGTGGGGGACGAAGCGAAAGCAGGTGAGCCTGTTCACTTCTATAAAAAGAAACCCGCAATTCCGATCGGTACGCGGGGTGCGACAGCAAAAGAGATAGAGAAGTACGCACCAAAGAAGGCCACCGACCGCCGCACCAAGATGCACAAGGCGCTGGACGCGGTGATAGACTCAAAGCGCGTGTCAGACGCTGCTGACTTAGTACCTACGAAGAGCAATTCTTCTTACGGCACCTGGGCTGTTCGGGTAGATAACGCGAACATTAAGTTCTTTTTCTCCAAGAAGGAAGCCGATAAGTTCTGCGTCGAGGAGAGGGCAAAGGCCAAGGACGGCTTCCGCCCCCGCACCACGCCAGCCCCGAAGAAGGGCTACGAGTCGTTCATGGACACCGTGAAGCGGCTCAAGGAGTCGAAGAAGGCTGAGGCGAAGGACGCCGACACCCATGCTTACGTCGGCCCTGCCAGTACCACCTACTGCGCTCAATGCGGCGAATCACGCGGACACGCGAATCACGGTGGAGTAGCGAAGGACGCATCGCGCATGCCGTATAAGTCTTGCGAAATTCGTTCACTACCTAGCGGGCGGTTCTACGTTATACTGCCTGGAGGAAAAACCCAAACCGGATTTGCGTCTGAGCAGGCCGCGCTCAAATGGGTAGATCAGTACGAAGGGCACGCAGAAGACGCCGCATCCTTCATCATCACAGCGACTGACAAGCCCAGCGGTCAGAAGAAGCAGTTTCGTGTGCATGCTGCTACGGAGGCTGAAGCGCGGAAGAAGTTCGAGTTGCATTACAGTAACTCCTCCGTTGAGTCCGTAAAGGCGAAGGACTCCGAGGGCACGCTGAAGTTCATGGTGAGCCTGAAGAGCGGGCGTGCCGTAATCGAAGCTGACACCAAAGCTGAAGCTGCTAAGCTCGGGAAGAATCAGTATGGCGATTCCTTCGTAAGAGTGCTTGGGCTGATGAACGGAACTGGCCGTGACGCAAGCCCCTTCGACCGCGACACCGACGCCGGCAGTGCCCGCATTGTAAAGCGCGAAGCCGCTGCCGGCAAGACGGCCAAAGAGATAGTAGCCAAGTACGGCTTTTCGAAGTCGTTCGTTGACGAGGAGATGCCGTCTGGCAAGGCAAAGGACGTAGAGCCCGTGGGCGACGCCGAAGGCGCTCACATCGGCATGATGGGCGTGAACGCTGACAAGGCTAAATCGCTCGCCAAGGGCCTCGAAAAGAAGGGCTTCGAATACCGCTTCCCAATTCAGCCGCCCACTGCTGACATGGTGCAACACGGCTTTATCAAGCGCAACGAGCCTATAGCTAAGAATGAGTGGAAGATACTAAACGAGCGAAAGAACGGATTCCACAACGTTACGGACCTCGGAAGGTAAACTGAGGTAGCCAACAGTGCCTCCAAAGAAACCACCTGTAGAATTCAGCGCTACACAACGCCTCATGCGCTCTTACGAAGCTGGACTCAGACAAATCACCGGCCGAGTTCTTCTGTCCACAAAGCAGACCAAAGAGCAGACGTTCCAGCAGTGGCTTACCGCCATCGCAGAGCGCTCGAACCAGCCTGACATCCAAGCGGCAAGCGACCTTCTAGCCAAGCGCATGATTTTCTCGTCTCAGAAAACTAACTGGCGCTCTTGGCGTGAAGCCGCTTCAAGATCGAGCCAGGCCGGCAAGCTGTACAGCGCACTCCAGGCGGAGATGCAAGGTGCTACTGGCGCAAGGGTGCAGGCACTCATCAGGGAGAACGCCTCGCTCATCTCAAGCCTGCCGCTGCACTCAGCGCAGACGCTTGTAGACGAGATAACCAAGGCGCAGCAGGCTGGAGCCCGGCCAGGCACAATCGCGAAGATGTATCAGAAGCGGTTTCCTGAGTTGCTGCATAGCCGAGTCCAGCTTATCAGCAGGACTGAGACCGCGAAGGCTTCCACGGCGCTTACCAAGGCGCGGTGTGAGACCTTGGCGATCGAGTGGTATGAATGGCTGGACGTAGGGGACAAAAGAACTCGAAAGAGCCACAAGGCGATGCATCATGTCATTGTGCCTTGGTCGCAGCCACCATCACCAGAAGCGCTACTTGGTGAGAAGACTACACTGGGGCACTATCACGCTGGTGAGTGCCCAAATTGCAGATGCGTAGTCGCGCCCATCCTTACCCTAGATGACATCGCCTTTCCGGCAAAGATCTATTGGAACGGGTCTGTCAAGCAGATGACTAAACCACAATTCAGGCAGATTGCTGTAAGCCTCGAAGAACGAACCACGTAACTACAAAGGAGCTTCACAATGATCAACCTCGGACAGATCAACTTCGACGACGCCTCCACCGTTGGCCAGGCCCTCGTTCTGCGCACCACCAGCACTCTCAATGCCATCGGCACGCCAGCAATCGGCCCGGCATTCAAGGTGTTCACTGTCGCTACATTGCCCGCCGCAGCTACCGCACTCAAAGGTGTAGTCGCGGCCGTCAGCGATGCAACCTCGCCTGCCATCGGCGTCGCGCTTACAGGCGGTGACGCTGTGTTCTGCCTGGCGCTGTGCACAGGCGCTGCCTGGGTCGCGGTCTAACGACGTTGGCGCAGGCCTCCAGCTTAGGAAGCCGAGGGGACACATGACCTACCGCTTGCCGTACAAGGTCAGCGTAACCAAGACACGTAAGAGGGGCCTGCTTATGCCGCTGAGAATTCGTAGCAAGACCCTTCCTTCTGAACAGCGTCTGATAGAGCTTGCACCGGGCGACGCACTTGTGCACCGTGGCATGCTGATCGACAGTGAGATACTGGACGCCATTCTGTCGACTGACAAGCGGCTTCTATGGGCCTTCGTGCGTGGCTCCGAGGGCGACGTGATGGCCATGCCATTTTCAGAAGAGCAATGCATCTGGATTTTAGAAAGCGACATTCTGCGTGAAGCTGACGTAGAGGTTTAAGTTTGCGGACGGGCGTGGAGCAGTAGGCGCTGACTGGCTCCACACCGTTCGTGATTCATTTCTGAGCCGCTCAGTGCGCGGCGGTTCGATGTACTAAATGAACAGAGCGCGTTTACTTACGTAGGGAGAATACACCATGGCACCATTGACGTTCAGGAATTCAAAGATCATCTACTACGGCCCTCATCCGTGCGATAACTGCGGCATCGACGTCGCGAAAATGGGCAATGAGTGGGGTGGCACAGCATTTACCTATCCAAGTGGGCCGGTCTACCCAAACACCGAGTGGCATCCGCATGTATGTGACCCGTTCGAAGTTCGGAACAAACTGGGGCGCGAAGCCAAAGACCGGCAGCTAGCGAAGTGGCCTGACGCAGCACCACTGCAAGTCAACGGGATGTTCGTCATTGTTGCGTACGCCAATAAAGCTGATTCATTCCCCACCGTTATCTCGCACAACTGCTCATTCTATGACACTGAGCTTTCGGCCTGGGCCGGTGCTGATGAGCGTGATCAGCGAGGCAATCCCACGTGGCGTATGCACCGAGCCACTGGTGAGACGTGTGATACATACATGCACAATGCTGCTGTCGACGCCCAACGAAAGAAGTAGTCTGCTAAAGATTCAGGGATAGGAGGCATCCGACAAACCAGTTTTCTCCGACTGGCTTCCCTGATTGGTTAACCGGAGCGTGGGAGACCACGATATGGCAGTGAAGATGAGGGCTGACCCTGTGAAACGTGCACTTCTAATAGAAGCGCTCAAAGCCGGGTCTAAACGTCGTTTTGAACGAAAAGATGAACGGGCTAAGTTAAGCGCCGCACACACTAAGAAATGGCAAGACCCGGACTATAAAGCTAGGCAAGCGGCGGCGCACACGCTAGGTGTATACGCACAAGCAGCAGAATCCAACAGATTAACCGCGCAGCGTAAGCGCCAAGAAAAGGAGAAGAATGCCCAAGCCGCGTAAACGTAAAAATCCTAACGCGCTTGAGCAGAATCTCGGTGTGCGGGGTTTGACGGCAGGCTCAGCCGTCGCGAATGACATGTTCTCGAACTTTGCAGCCCGTTCCGGATTTGGAACTCAATCTCTAGGGCAAGGTTCGGAATACACCCTGGTTAGGTTCTCCTACGATTTTTGGGCCATCACAACTCTCTATCGCAATCATTGGCTGAGCCGCCGCATCATAGATGTGCCCGCCCAAGATTGCGTGAAAGCGTGGCCTAAGCTCACAAGTGAGATCGAGCCCAAGGACCTGACTCGCATTGACCGAGCGCTGCGCAAGACGAACACAAAAAACAACGTCCTTACTGGTTTGACCTGGGGGCGGTTGTTCGGCGGAGCGGGCGGGCTGATAGTCATAGACGGCCAGGAGAATGAGCTCGATCAGCCGTTGGACTTAGAGTCAGTAAAAATCGGGGCTTACAAAGGCATTCTGCCGTTCGATATGTGGAGCGGAATTCACCCAGCAGGGGATGTGTGTACAGATATCAACCGCCCTCTTGACTTCGGCAGGCCAGAAAACTACACGGTCACGCCTACTGGTGGGGCCTCATTCAAAGTACATTCATCACGCGTACTGAGGTTCACAGGACCCTCTGTACCTACACCTGAGAAGGAAGCCCAGATGCAGTGGGGCATTTCAGTGTTGGAACCGATCTACGAGTCCATCACGCGCCTAGACAACATGTACGCAAATCTGCTTAACCTCTCGTTCAGAGCAAATCTGATCGGCATGAAATTTCCCGACCTTGCCCAACTTCTCTCGGGCCTCGGTTCGTCACAGGTGGCCTCACAGAAGTTTGAGCAGCGCATGTCGTCGCTTAATTCGCTTATGAGTAACCAGAGCCTCATCCCGTTGCCGGCGGATGGCGGCATAGAGCAGACCCAGTACAGTTTCAGCGGCATGAGCGATGTACTTCAGTTGTTCCAGCTAGACATTGCAGGCGCGGCGCAGATCCCAATCACGCGCCTATTTGGCCGGACCTACAATGGACTTGGTCAGGCTGGCGACGGCGACGAGATGATCTACTCCGAACGCATCGCAACCGACCAGTCGGTCTACCTCACACCTCAGTTGGAAAAACTTTACCCCGTGCTTTGTATGAGTGAATTAGGAGAGGTACCAGACGATCTAGATTTGGTCTGCCCCTCCATCAGAGTCCTTGACGAAAAAGAGAAATCTGAGCTAGCGAAATCCGTAGCAGATACCGTGACGGTTTACTTGAATAGCGGAATTATGAGTCCGCGCGTCGTAGCTAGAGAGGTCAAGCAGTCCAGTGACATGACCGGCATCGGCACGAACCTCACAGACGAGTTCATCGCGAAGCTGTCTGACTCCGTAGCCTCAGAAGGCGAGCTCGGCGAGGGCCTCTTCGGAGGCGAGGGCGCGGGGCTTGGTGAGGCCGACTCCCCTGCCAAGGCCATTAAGAGCGAAAACAAGACGGGCCAGGGCGAAGACCCCGAGGACCCGGCTGCAAAGAATGACGAGCCATCCGCCAAAGAACTGCTAGCCAAGAAGGCTGGCAAGCCCAGCAAGACAGCGCCTGCAATGGACACCCTCCCCGCCGGACTCAAGCGCGGTGAAAAGATCCTTGTAGGTGGCAAACTGCTGACAGTCGCCTCCATCGGCGATGCGGTAGAGGACCTGGACGGAGAAACTGCCGTCCCCGTTCGCTTTGTGGATGGGACTGTGGTGGCTTACGCAAGAGTACAGGATGCGCTACCCAGGGACCTGATCTACGGCCCGTTCACCGATAAGGTGGAAGCTGAGCATTGGCTGAAGAAAGTGCGCACTAGCAAGCAGTACGACATGACACGGGTTTCCCGTTGGGGTACAGTGCCAACACGTGAGCAAGAAGCTCGCGGTATGTACATTGGCGACGTACGGTTGTCAGTTGGTTGGGGCGTGTTCGGAGAAAAGAAGACCAAGGCCACCGACTCCATCCCCACGTTCGAGAAGTGTGGCAATCCAGTTTGGCGCATCTGTACAAAGTGCTCTGGCCATCTGCACCGCTCTGAGTGCAAAGTTACGCTGGATAGAGTGCGTGACTGCGTATGCTCAGCTGGTCTGGAGCATGGATCCAGCACGTACGAGGTCCTGCATGGCCACGCCACGGACGCCGACGGCGCTTCGGCCGCGAACGGAGCCACGGAGTCCATACGGGAGACCCACGGACTGCGCACACGCGTCGAGACGCCGGTTGGAAGGCTGCGTTCAGGCTTCACACCGGACGGTCGAGCCTGGTCGGTCACAATGCCGGCTCATTATGGCTTCATCGATGGCATTCTGGGTGCTGACGGTGATAGTCTTGACTGCTACATCGGTACAGACCCGGAGTCAGCTACGGTGTGGGTCGTTGATCAGCATGACATCGACGGCACAGGGTTCGATGAGCATAAGGTATTTCTTTCGTTCGCAAACCAGGCTGAAGCACTAGAAACTTATATGCTTGGTCATCATCTGTCCCGCAAGACCTACGCCGCCATCACGGAATTCACCATGGCGGCATTCAAGAAGTGGATGGCTAACCATGACATGGCTGAGCCCTGCGACCCTGGTGTAGAGTAGCACCACCGCCAACGAACTGCCCACAGAGAACGGACCCCTACAAATGGCCCAAGAGAACTACGACCATCAGCCTATGGACCTGACCGAGTTGATCCGCACCGTACGCGGCCATGACCGTGATCTGTACAAGGGCAACGGAAAAGCCGCGTTGTTTGTGAGGGTCACCGAGCTAGAAACATATCGGGAACGCACAGAGGCTAATCTGTATGACCCTGAGACCGGAGCCATACCGAAGCTGAAAGATTTCTTCGCTGTGCTAGTAGAACGTGAGCGGCGGGCCTCTACCACCACAAAGGTCTATGTCGCCCTTGTGGCCGTCATACCGATTATGTATGACGTGCTCAGCCACTATGCCGGGTGGAGGTGATGAAGCGGGTAACGCAGAGCCGTGTCGGTGAAGATGGTACATGCTTTAGAGCAGCACTGGCGTCCATCTTAGAAATTCCAGAGGCGGACGTGCCAGACTTCCCAGACGCCAATCACGACCCTGGGGTGAACAAGTTCCTTCGCAAGCACGGCCTGCGCTACACACGTCGTCCCATCGACTCGGCGAAGCCGTCAGGGTGGCACGTAATAGAAGGCATCTCTCCGCGCGGTGGAATGCACGCCGTTGTCGGTCATGATGGTGTGTTCAAGCACGATCCGCATCCTCAAGACGGAACGGGCCGGGGATTGGTCGAGCCGATGTTCTGGGGCGCGCTGGAGAAGGTCGGCAGAGCAAAGGACGCACACGGCACCCGCCCCGGCGACGTCAAGCATGGCAAGGGAGCGTTCACCATCCAAGTTACTGAGAAGGACGGCCGTGAGCATGTCGAGCCGGTGGGCGTGCTGAGGGCTTATGACGCCCAAGCTGATGAAGATGCGAAGATTGTTACACATGCATTTAAGACCGGCGGAAAATCGGCGGCTGTATCAAAGGTGCGAGAATTGACAGACGGCCAACCAGCGTGGGTGGCGCGCGCACTATTTGAGAAAGCACTTTACCTTATGATTCCAGGTGATACACGTGAGGCAAGATTGGCCCGCAATGAAGCAGTGCGCACGGGTGACTCCACCCTAGACATCATCGCCATTCTGGCCGGTATCTATGCGTGGTACATTGCGCACAAAGAGCCTGAGGTTCAGAGTTACAACTTGGCGAAGTACGTGCCTAAGAGGCGTGTCTTTTGAACCGTAAACCCGAAGAAACTCGCACATCCGGAATCCAGCGGTTCAGTGCACCGCCAGGTTGGAAGACCAAACCGTGCTCGGCCGTGCCGCACATTATGGGAAAGTGTTTCTCGCTGAAGTGCACATGCACCTGTCATAATGCAATACCGGGTTTGAAACAAGAAGCTTGGCAAGGAAGTAAAGCAAGCAAGGAGCACCAATGGCAAACATTCAAGAAGCATCGTTCGCAGTAGACGCGGCCCAGGGCACATCCTTTGGGTTCGCCTCTACCGCCGTCCTTCTGCCCGGCACCCCGGCGAGCGACTCTATCGTACGTGTCGCAAATCTTGGTCCCTGCCACATCAGCGTCAAGCTGGGCACGTCCAACGCCGTGACGGTGACAAACTCCACGGGCGTCGTCATCCTGGCTGGGCAGGTGCTCTATCTCACGCTCGGCGCGAACACCTACATCGCGGGTGTGTCTGCTGGTGGGCCTGGCTCCGGCTCCACGTGCAACCTGGCGACGGGGAACTAACATTCTGAACTCTTGTAACTGCACCAAGCCACCCAAGGGATGGTACTGCCCACGCCCCTACATGCACGAAGGCCCTTGTGCGACGCGACCGACCTTGTTCACGCGGCTAAAGTGGCTGGTGGGCTTCACTGTGGTCTTGGTTATCTGCACCACGCAAGGCACAGCGCAGACGGCGAAGTACCGGATGCACGGCCCTGGGGTGCTGAACGACCTAAAGGCCACGCCCGGTGCAGTCAGCACTCGCACTGCGGCGCAACTCTGCGCTAAGACCTTTCGCACTGGGCCTATTCGCCTTGTAACAGAAGCCACAAAGCACGCGGCATGTGCAGAGTATGGCATCGACAAGGCCGGGTGCGTAGGCGCAAAGCTGGAAATCGACCATTTGATTTCTTTGGAGCTCGGTGGTACCAACGACCTCACGAACCTGTGGCCCGAGCCGTACCTGCCAAAGCCCGGAGCGCGTGAGAAGGACCAAGTAGAAGATACGTTGCATCGCCAGGTTTGCTCTGGTACTGTTTCACTAGCGACTGCTCAGCACGAGATCAGCACGGACTGGTACGCTGTGTACCTCACAATCCAGTCGGGTTCGGCCAAGAAGTAAGACAGCCGCCACGCGTCACAGATTCACCTGCACTACCACCTAACTACAGCCGCCACGCGGCACAGGAGATTGAAATGAAGACGCTCAAGAAGCTGCGCCGCGCGTATGACGAAATCCAGCCTGTAGGTTCAGAAGACCCCGAGCGCGACGCCGCGTTGGCGGCACACGAGTCCGGCGAGACCGAGGCGCAGGATAGGCGGAAGGCGAAGGACGTAAGCAGCAGGTCTGACCCTTGGCTTGCTATGGTGAAGAGGCAGTACAACGACAAAATTTACACGTCGGTGCGAAACACCTTCAAGGCTAGTGGCAAAGAGGCTGCGGCCAACTATTTGCAAAAGTTTACAACCCGCAAAGTGGAAGGCGCGACAGCTCAGCCACCAACGCGCGGTGAGGACGTCCTCCCCGTCCCCATCAAGACCTCCAACGCCGTGCCCATGCCGACCGAGAATGACGGCGCGCAGCGGTACGCCACGGACAGGTGGCGCGGCAAGGACAAGATGCCGCCGATGAGGGCAAAGGACACAGACCCGCGAAAGCCTCTTTACGTTCAAGGTGAATGGAAGGTCATGCCCACTCATGACCCTGATAAAGTACAGGTACTGCGCGGAACGCAGTTGGTGAACGAGGTAGAAGACTTGGAAGCGGCGAAACGGTTCATTGCAGGAAAAGCAAAGACCGCCGACGCCGAACTCAAGAATACTTCTACGCAAGATATTAAGATGGAGATTCTCGCACTCGAAGATAAAGAAAAATTATCTAATGTCCAAGCGGCCAGGTTGAAAATGCTAAAAGATGAACTTTCAAATCGGCGCGGCACAGACCACGTGCGGCCGGTTGGAGACGCCAATGCGGCCTCGGATCCACATTTGGCTGAAGTGAAAAAGACCTGGAACGACAAGATCTACAAGAAATATCTGTCCATCTACAATATGGACGGCAAGGAGGCGGCTACGAAATACTTGCAGCAATTCACAACGAAGAAGCTGGGGGACCACAAGCGCGCCACCGACGCCAAGATCGTAGAGCAGCGCGGCGGCAGCGAACCCGCTGACCACCTCTACCGCGCTTCTGTGTACGAGGTGCAGGGCGACCGCGCCCGCGCCCTCGACTCCTACCGCGCGGCCGCAAGTGGATTTAGACGTTTAGCTTCCGACGCCACAGAGCAGTACATTGTTACTGGCGAGACGACGAGCAATGGCTCAAAGCAATCGTTCTTCAATTCCAAGGTCGAGGCTGATAAAGAGTCTGAGAAACTTAAGCAATTAGGTTGGAAGAATGTAAAGGTTTCGTCAGCCAATGACGCAGCCCGTAAGAGGGAAGCTCAAGCTCGTGATGGCATCAATGCTTGCCAAACGAAGTTTGCACAACAGTACCAGCATCCTGGAACGGGCCGCGTGAAGGTGTGCGACTCGGCCTCGACGGCGCTGCGCACGGCGGTCGAGCGCACTCGGGCGGGTGAGGTTGTGTCGGTAATCGGCAAGACGGTGAGGCCCGGACGTGCTAGGGTGTGCGACTCTAGAGAAGGCGTCTGGATGTGCTCAGAGTGTAAGACGGGGCATACTTCTGAGACCGAGTTGCATAAACACCAAGAAAAAACTGGTCACTGGCGAACACCTACTGGAAATCCTTTGACCAAGGAAGAAGCCGGGCACAGTCAGTGGCAGGCCAAGGACGGCGCGTTCGCCAAGCTCGAGGGCAAGCTCGAAAAAGAGGGCGAGTCGAAGCGGAAGGCGTCGGGGACGGATCTTGTAAACGCTCATACGTGGAGTGTGAGTGACCTGAATTCAACTCTGGCAGAATTGCAGCGCGCACTGAAAGATGCGCGTACGCCTGGAAAACCACAGTACGGCGGCAATACGCGACAAATAGAAGAAGACATCGCTGACGCGAAGCGTGCTCTAGCAAGTAAGTCCAGTGCTAAAGACGGCGCGTTCGCCAAGCTAGAGGGCAAGCTCGAAAAAGAGGGCGAGTCGAAGCAGGAAGCAGGCGGTGTCGCGTACGAGGCAGGCGCGGCAAAGTACGGTAAGGCCGGCATGGCGGCGAAGTCTGCGGCGGCGAGGGACGACGACACAGAAGAACTTGCGCAGCGCATTAAGTCGCTTGTAAAAGAACTTAAAGCTGATGGCACTACAAACATGTCTACGCGCAATCTAAAGCAACTTGTGAACACAAGAGGCCTTAGATTCACAAATCAAAACCACTTTGAACGTGCATTTTCAGAAGCACTTGCGAAGGCTGGTGTAGCCAAGTTCGTAGCCATGGCCGAGGAGGCTGGGAGGACGAAGGCCAAAGACAGTAGGGAGGTCCAACCCGTATGACTGAGGAAATGGAAGAACTAGAAGTGCTTCCCGCCACTAAGTCTCCACACGGCTACCTCACTAGCCCTCTGACTGATAACATCCACATGACTGACGAGGGCTACCTCGTCATCGTGGGGTGCCCCGTCGCACGAACGGGCTGGCAGAAATACGCCGTAAAAAATTTGCCCCAGGCGCGTGCAAAAGAGTTAGGCATAGACACCTCGAATCCTGAGGCATCTATCGATCTATACAGGCCCGCAAAAGAGGTGTTCCACCCGGAGTTTCTTGCAAGTCTCAACGGAAAGCCGATTTGTGACTCTCACCCTCCGAATGGTGAATTTGTAGACCCGAAAAACTTCAAAAAGCTTACATGTGGACACCTACAAAATGTACGCAAGGGCCTAGAACCATTGGATGATGGAGAGTGGCCGATCATAGCCGACCTGGTCATCAGCGACCATCAGCTGATTGAGAAGGTAAAAAATAAGACGGCTCGAGATAACAGTCTTGGCTATGACTTCTCTATCGACCGCGACGGCGACAAGATAATCCAGTGCTCAATGTCTGGCAATCATGACGCAATAGTCACTGCCGGACGCGCTGGAGATCTTGTGTCCATTCAAGATGCCGCGCCTGAAGACCCTGCCTTCCTTGCGACCAAGGCCGCGGAAGCCAAACCAAGTTTACCAATCCCTGCGCTGGTGGAAGTCATCGAAACCAAAGCGTACACCCCAATCGTACTTCCACCCATACCAACGAAGGAGAAGCAAACCGTGGCCGATCAAAAGCCGAAGAAGGACTGGCTTCGCATCTTCAAAGGAAAGCATCTCATTGAGATGGCGCGAGCCACCGATGCTGATCCCGAGTCCGTGATGGACGCAGCTGAGTCGCTGCAAGAAGACGTCGAAGACAAGCGTGGCGCGAAGGACGGAGAACTGCCCGAAGCGCTGAAGGAAAACGAGTTCAAGGCCAAGGACAAGCGCCGCACTAAGGACCGTAAGTCCAAGGATGCGGAGGAACTTAACGAGGCCAAGGACGAAGAGGAAGAGGAAGAGGAAATGAGCGACGCACGTCGTAAGGCGCATGACGCCCTCGACCGCGCGCTTGATGCCGAGGACCGCAAGGCGCACGCCAAGGACGCCGACATCGAAGAGCTCAAGAACCTGCTGGATGAGTTCCTCGACGAAGAAGAGAAAGAGCCCGAGCACGCAAATGACGCGGAAGAGGCTGACCCCTCGGACCTCGAAGCTGTCTTGGGTGCTGAGGACGCTGAGGAGTGCCCCGACTGCGGCGAACCCGTGGACGACTGCAGCTGCCCATCGGCCAAAGACTCTGAATCTGACCCCGGCGAAGAGGAAGTCGAGAGCGGCGAGGAAGAAGTCGAAGACGACGAAGAGGACGATGACGATGACGAGGCTGACGTCGAGGACAAGAAGAAGGCCAAGGCGAAGGACCGTGCCCGCGCAGCTGATGGCGCGAATGCTGTACTGCGCATGCTGCGGCCCATCGTAGCCCGCACCAATGACAAAGCCGTACAGGGTGCCTTCAACCGCGCACTGGACTCGGTCAAGAAGTCCAGCCGTGTCTCCACTGGAAGCTACGGAGCGTTCGCCGGTTCGGCGCGTGCTCGTGATAAGGCTCCTCGCAACCCCAACCCAGATCGTGTCCGAGCCACTGACGGCCAGGCTGATCCCATCGCCAAGATGCAGGCAGCTTATAACGCTGCATTCAAGGGAGGCAAGTAATGCCGACTAGTTTCGGACAAGTAATTAACGTAACGGGGCCGAATAATGGCTTCGTGGGCACGGTCAGCCGACAGGGTGATCGCGTCATCGTGGCGCGGGAGTTCACTCCTTTCACGTCGACCAACAACCTGAGCTTCGGTGACCCCACCGTCGCCATTCCAAATGCAACGGGCGGTGTTTGGGACTCGATCGCTGACTTCGTTACTCACGCGACGTCGAACATCGGACTCGTGGCTTCGTACTTCGCCGGTATGGCGGTGCGTGAAGTCAAGACGCAGCTTACCTACCCGGCTGGGCAGACGCCTGGCATTCAGCAGGTCGGTTACTACGCCAACCTGCAGATGTCGGAAGTCCTTCTGCGCGGCAACGGCACCATCGCTCTGGCCGTCGGCGCTCCGAACGCTGAGGCGCAGGTGTACACCCGCGTCGTGCTGAACGCGGCTGTCACTGCGGGTGTCATAGGCGACTGGGAGACCAACCCCGCCGCTACCGACTTGTTCAACATCACCGGTGTAACGGCTGCTGCCGCTGCTGCGACGGCGCTCACGGGCACCTTTACTGGCGTTTACGTTGGTCAGGTCGTGTCGGGCGCAGGTATCACGCCTGGAACGTACGTCGTAAGTGGAACTGGAACCGCAGGCGCTTACACCGCCATCGTTCTCAGCTCTGGGCTTACGGTGGCTACCACGGCGACGTCAGTCTTCACGTTCAGCAACCTGGTCGCTCTGCCCAATGTGGTTGCGCGCACTGGCAATCTGGACACCAACAACATTCTTGAGATCACCATCAAGAACCGTAACGTGGCGTAAGGGAGAACTAGACTATGAAGCGTACTATTCCGAATCGTTCGCGGGCATTTGACGCGGCGGGCGCGTCCGGTCTGGCTTTTCTTCAAAGCCAGCTGGAGATCATCGACACGGACCTCGTCCGTCCTTTGCAGGCTGTCACGCACAAGCGCGACATCGCTGTTGAAGTAGGTGGTGGCTTCCCCGAGTTTATCTCGGCGTTTGCCTCCAACTACGCCTCCACTGGAACCGCATCCTACGGGTTGCAGGGCACCAACAACACGGAGATCCCCGAGGCACAGGCGGACATCCAGAAGGGCATATGGCGTACGTACAACTGGGCGATGGGTATGACCATCACCTGGATCGACCTGCGGCGCATGGAGACTGCACTTCGCACTGGCCAGGCACCTCCGTTCAGCTTGCAAGAGCTGTACGAGGAGTCTGTCGAGACCACCTGGGGCAAGGCGCTGGACTTCGTAGTCTACGCCGGGTTCCTCGGTGATCCGGGCTTGATCAACAACCCGAACATCTACGAGTCCGTTGCACCGGCTGGCGCGTCGACGTTCACCACGTGGGCGAAGAAGACCCCGCAGGAGATTCTTGCGGACATCAACTTCGCGCTCAACCAGACCGTCGAGAACTCTGGCTACTCGGCTGAAGAGGGCATGGCAGATCGCCTTCTGATTCCGTACACCCAGTTCGCTACTCTCACGCAGCCCATCGCAATCGGTGGCGCGCCTGTGGCGGTGTCGACGATCGAGTACATTGAGAAGCAGTGCGTTGCTGCGCATCACGGCATCGACTTCAAGATCAACTTCCTCCCCAACCCATGGATCAGCGGAACCGGCAGCGGCAACACTGTGGCTCCTGGCAGTCCTACGGGCGGGAACGGACTTGATCGCGCGTTCTTCTACAAGAACTCGAAGAAGAGCGTGTACTTGAAGGTCCCACAGCCGATGATCCCGGCCCTCACGGTTCCTACGACCCGCGCAGGCGGAGCGTATGAGACCATGTACGCTGGCTGCCTGAGCCAGGTCATCTACAAGCGGACCACGACTGCCTACTACCTCGACGGCGTCTAGAGCTTGCCGTGGGGCGGTCTGCACGACGCCCCGACTGGTCGTAGTTCAGCGCGGCACGGGAGGCTTGTAAAGCTCCCTAGACATTCAACACAAAGTCGTGCGGACGGGCGTAGAAGGCGGCGGGTGAATCCTTGCCATCCTCCTGCATTCGATCCCCGTCCGCCGGCAATACTCAACAAAAGCAGCAAGGAGAATATAAGACATGCCAATGCAACTGTTTTTCAAGCGGGCCAAGGCGTTCGTGAATACCGACGAAGGAACGAAGAAGTTCCTTGCCCAGCCCGGCCCCTACGCGCAGTCCGTGCCCTTCTGGGTGGCCGAGACCCCAACATTCATTCAGGGAATCAAAGACGGCAGCATCGTGAACCTGACGCCGCCTGAGCAGATGCCGGGCTACAAGTATCCGAAGCATGCAGAGCCGCAGCCCGAAGAAGAGGCCGTGAAGCCTGAGCCCGAAGAAGAGCAGGAACAGACAGCGGCTGACACACCACAGGCCCCGTTCGGCGGCCAGCCCATGACGCCCGTCCCTCCCGCGCCGAAAGTCGGCGGCATCACCGGCAACGCGAAGAAGGCCAAGTAATGTAGAAGGGCCTTGGCACAAACGCTAAGGCCCTTCCAGCATAGAAAGGAACTCCATGGGCGGCTACCTGAACACGATTGACTTCAACGGCTGGCTCCAGACAACATGGGGTTCCGGTGCTTCTTACGAGACAGTATGCGGTGACTTCTACGGCGCTTCGAACTTCGTGTTCGGCACGAACCCGCCCTACTACCTCGACGACTTCAAGGCCATCAACCCAAAGTTCTTCGGAACGGCGACTTCTGTCAGTGGGTGTGGAACTACCGCAGGCTCCACCACTGTAACCGTGCCGTCAACAAACGGGTTGGACTACGGCCAATTCCTGCAGGCGTTCGGCGTGTTCCCCAAAGGAACAATAATCGTCGACATTGGCTCGAATACGATCACTGTCAACAACGCGGCCCTCTCCACGAACGCCAACGCCACCTTGCAGGTGTATGAGTCCGCACCAATTCCTACTGGCGTTGTCCTGATGTATCTGAACTTGGCTCTTGCCTCGTTGGTGCAGGCCCGGTGGCAAGAAATGTGGTGGCAGGCGATTGCGCTCTTCACATCGCACTACTGCACCCTTTACGCCCGCTCTGACTCCAGCGAAGTGTTTGAGTCACTTCAGACAATCGTTCACGGGGAGGCCCCAACCGGCACGACGCCTGGCACAGTGTACACGCTGAGCGGAGCGCCTCCTGGTGGAGTGCTACAGGCTCTGACGAACAACGGTATGTTCCAGACACCCGGCGTGGACTACACGCTGAGCGGCGCTACTGTAACCCTCACCGTGCAGAATACAAGTGGCGCGCTCTACGCTACGTGGCTTGTGCAAGAGACGACTATGCAGACTGCGCCCATGAACGGCGCACAGATCGCGGCGCAGGGGCTCAGCTTCGGTATCATGACGTCAAAGGGCGTAGGAGACGTCAGCGTCGGATACACTACATTGTCGGCTCTGGAGTCGTGGGCGGCGTTTAACTTGACGAGCTACGGACAAATTTTAGCTACTCAGGCCCGGATAATCGGAATGGGCCCCGCCCTCATACACTAGAATCCGCCTGCACAGCCGCTAGAACGGAGACCCCTCATGGCCAACAAAACAGGACCTACCATCACGATAGCACGCAAGAGTGGAAAGCTGGCCTTTGCCAAGCGGATGGCTGGGCTGTCTAAACTAGCTGCGTATGTAGGAGTCCCCGCAGCCAATAAGGACGCCCGCAGTGAGCAACTGCTAGATATGGCAAGCCGAGCCGGCAAGAAGAAAGCGACGAAGCTGAAGAAGGCCGCGAAGGAAGACGTCAACAATGCAGAATTGTTGTTCATCTTCGAAAAAGGGTCACCACTGCACAAACAGCCATCTCGGCCCGTTCTAAAGCCAGCCATCGAGGGTGCGAAGGAATCAATCAGCAACGAAATCAAGGCCTCCATCAAAGCCAGCTTGGCTGGGGATAGTGAACTTGCAAAGAAGAAGATGATGCGCGCGGCCTTAGCTGGGCAGAACGCTGCGCGGCGAATATTCACGCAAGAGAATGGGTGGGCACCGAACGCAGAGTCTACCATTAAGGCAAAGGGCAGCGACGTTCCAGGAATCGACACTGGGGCTATGAGGGCGGCCATAATCGGAATTGTTCGAGAGGAGTAGGCGATGATCTCCGTAGCGGACGTAGTGCAAGACCCTGACCTCATCGCCCCCAAGAGCTACACCATCTGGCGCAGCGTAGGTACGTACGTGCTTGGTAGCTTTGAGTCCACCGTAACGCCTATCCAAGTGTTCGGGCCCTGTCAGCAAGCCAGCCCGAAAGAGATACAGATGCTTGCAGAGGCTGACCGCATTGGAAGCATCCGCTCGTTCTGGTGGACGCAGCCTATCTACACCACACGTGGAGCGGCTCCGGTGCCTAGCACGCAGGGTGCAGCCGCTACAGGCTCAGGCGCTACATACACGCTTGCTACCCCACCGCCGGACGGTTCAGCTACGGTCTACGTCAGTGGAGTGCAGCAGACCCCTGGGATTGACTACACACTGAGCGGAGTGACTCTGACGTTCACTTACTCGCCCTCTGCTGCGCCCTATGTCACCTGGCCAATCACGGCCTTCGTAGGTCAGAGCGCCAGCGACATCCTGCAGTACCAGAACGAGCGTTATCGTGTGATGTCCGTGTTTCATGTAGCCGGGTCTGGCTACTACAAAGCGATGGGAACAAGAATGGATGCGGCCTGATGACAACCACGACGTATCCTAATGGCCAGGTCCTCACAAGTACGGCGCTCACCGTCACACAGATCAATGACATCCTCCAGCCGCTTACGTGTGGGATGATCGGCATCAACCCACCCAACCCTGCACTCGTTCGTATCGACTGGCAGACAGAGGGCCAGCCATTCGTCCCACGGCCGCAGGACGATATCTGCTTCATCAGCTGCATCCCAGAGAACGTAGAGTATCGCACCGTGCGAGATCGCACATTCAGCGGAACCGGCCCTGTCACCGAGACTTGGG